GCTGGTACTTCAGCTTGAGCTTCTTGTTCTACAGGTGCTTCAGTTTCCTGAGTAGCTTCTGGAGTTTCATTCTCTACAGCCACTTCTTCATTTTCATTAGTCATTTTAATCTCCTTCATTGATTAATTTACTATTATTTAGTTAGTTTTTAACTTCTATTTAAGACTTATTATGCCCTACAGATAGGTCATCGTCGTCTTCATCTAAAAGTTCACGCATTTTGCGTTCCCTTTCTTCCTCTTCTTCAAGGAAAGCATCGATATCTCCTTCGATTTCTTTCCTTTCCCCAGCACCTGCCATAAATTGTTTATAAGCAGAGTTGCCTTGATGTACCTCTACACCATCAACATTATTAGTTTGTGGTCTAAAGATAATATCTTCTTCGTCAAAATCAGGGATAGGATAAGGCATATTATCATTCTCGATTTTATACTTAATTACTTCGAAGATATCTCTAAGAGTTTTGACCCACATAATCTCAGTATTTTCGATCTGGGCACCAAGCATATCCTCAGCATCCATAATCAGTTCGATTGCATCAAGTGAGTCAATATCTAGATCTCTTACGAGGTGGGCATCCATACCACCAGCTTCCATAATCTCAGATACTTCTAGCTGTTTAATCTCAGCAAGTCCTTCAATAATTTTTTTCTCAAACTCTTCTTCAGATATTTGTTTAACAAAGTGTACCTGAACAGCTTGTCCTTCAGTAATGGTAAGTCTTTTTGTCTCATCCATTTCCTGCTTGTTTTCTTTTAGCCATTCTTGAGCACCATCTAGGTCGCTTTCAAAACTACTTGCATTGATTTGTTCAATCGCCCAACTTACTTTTTCTTGGTCAGTAGTTTTAGCAGTTGCTTCCTTATACTTCTCATAATCCTCAAGCTGTTTCTCCCTTGTAGGAATCATCATACCCATAACTTTTTTCTTTACACCTTCTGGTAAAGGTGCATTAGGATCTGAGCTGTATGGGTTTACACTAGGATTTGGTTCTGTAGGTTTTGTCAAGCCAGAAACATATGGGTCTTGACCCATTTGCTGTTCTAACTCTTCTGCATTTCGCTGTCCTTCAGCGATTAATTTATCCCATTCTTCATCAGTTTGGGGAATGTCCACTGGACCATTATTACCACTACTCATATTATCTCCACTTAATTAATGATTTTAGTTGTCTACTTTTGAGCCTGCTCTCCATTGATAGCATGACCAATATTTCGCTTTCCATTTCGGACCTGGATTATCGCACCCATGTCTTGCTCTGAAACTTTTTCTCCTTTTAGGGTCGTCTCTTTTAATACTTAGGTTCGGATCTCCAAAGCGAACCACAACGACATTACCTTTTGGACCTTTTACATATACTTTAAATTTTTTGTTAGGATTTTCAGAAGTACGAATAGGGTCGTTAAGTGTGACAGTCTTGCCTTGATACTTAGCTTCCTCAAGTGTAGGAAGTTCTAGTTTATCACAAGCACAATCTATCGCATCTTCCCTATGTTCTCTAAATGATTTCATCGTCTTTTTACTCCCCCATATCTTTTACCTGTGGCACCACCATATCCTTTTCCTGGTCTAGACCTTTGTCCAACAGTGTTGCCTTTATATTTACGACCTGTTTGTTTTCTAGCAGTTCTAATTCTACCACCAGCCAGTGCCGATCTAAAATGACCTTTAAGTTTTCTACCTAGTGCTCCAGACTTAGTGCTTTTCCTACTATGTAGTCTTTTCTTCTCCATCTGTCTAACACGAGGTGCTAGTTTTAGAGCAATCCTTTTTACCACATGACGCATCTTAGCAATTCTTGCTTCAGCTCTTTCTCGCTCACCCACAGATAATTGAGTTGGTGGCTTTTTAAAGAATCTTCTTTTCAGCAGTTTTACTGCTAATCTTCTTGCTCTACTATTTATTATCTTCTGAGAAGAGTGTCGTCTAAGAGCGATTCGTAAACTTCTTGCTCTCCTTGCTTTTGTCCTTCTAACTCTTACTCGGTTTTTAATTCTTTCAGTTCTAGATAATACTTCGTTCAGCTGTTGTTCTACATCATCCTCAAGATACTCGAATGCTTCCATAGAAACTTCGCCATCTTCATCTTCAACTTCTATTGCTAGTTCGTCATCATCATATAAGTCAAAGATGTCTAGCTTACCATTTATCGGATCTTGTTCTGGGTCAAACATATTGACGACACTATCGATTTCATCAGCACTTAGGTCGTCCAGCATCGCATCATATTTTGGATCTGCTACGAATACTTCTAAATCATATGGGTCGTCAGACTTTGGTGTCCCAGATTTTTTTTTAATTTTATCAGCTTTGGGTTTATCTTCAGTTTCTACAGGTTTCTCGATGTTTATCTTTACCATCGGATCTCCTGGAGATTGTTCTACATCTTCTTTCATAGCCATCTTAGTGGCTGTAGCATACATTACATTTTTATAATCTTTGCCATATCGCTTTTTAAAATCAGCAGTTTTATCTTTCATACCCTTAACGATGTCTTCTCGTTTTTTCATTTGGGCATCGGTCATCTCTTTATCTTCAGGGAGATTACCATAAGTTTCGCATGGGTCTTTACCACACCCACAGTTTTTCTTTTGTTCGTCGACAACTTGCTTCATGATTTTTTCATCACGAGTTGCTTTAGATTCTACTTCACCCTTTTCATTTCTTTTTACTATACCACCTGCTAGTTTTAGCATCTTCTTATAATCTTTGTAAGACATAATAGACTTAGCGATATTAAAATTAGTTGAAGGATCTACTTCGTCAACACTTGGCTTTTTCTCTTCATTAGTTTTTTCTTTTGCTGGGTCGCCATACTTCTTGTGGTATTTAAGTGTGTGTTTAGATTTTTTAGTTTTCTTGAAGTCGCCTTTTTTATCTAGATCTCCAGCAGCAGGATCGTATTTGGTAGGATCGCTATCATCTTTTTTAGCATCCCTTTCAAACTCATCCCTTCTTGCCTTCTTATCTTTATTAGAAACACCTTTATAATACTTATGAGTGCCTTTCTTTTTCTCTTCGTTTACACCCTCTTTGCCTGGCAGGTTTCTCATTTTATCTTTACACTTTTTATACTCAGCATAAAGTTCGTCAAACTCTTTAGTTCCCTTTTTAGTTTTTGCCATTTTTTTCTTGGTCATAGCCATACGCATCATAAGTTCGGCTCTTAGACCTTGTCTTACTTTACGAGTGACATCTGAGCCAACACCCATAATGCCTTTCTTACCTTCCGACTCTTCTTTCTTCATCGGTTTAGTTTCACGATTCTTTTTCAAAGCACTTTGAGTTCTAGCACGATCCATCATTTTATCATGCTTAATTTTATCAGCTTCTTTTTCTTTTTTAATTCTATCTTTAGTTAGTGTAAGAGGATCTTCTTCTATCTGTTTAGTGGAAGGATCGTCGTGGTCATATCCTAACTTCTTCAGCTTTTCGTGGTCAGCATATTTCTTAGCCATAACACCTTTGCCTGTTTTAGGATCGTACATCATGTGTGGCTTGTAATCTTTTTCAGGATCTTTTTTCTTTTCTTTCTTAGCTTCCTGTACTTCTTCTTTTTTGATTGGCTTTTTATCCATAGGATTTACCAACCCACGAGTTGGCTCTTCTCTACCTGACTTTTTATCTCTAGGATCTTCTTTATTAGCTATCGCATCAAAGTTTGATAATGTATCTTTTAGAGACTTCATGGATTTACCCATACCTCTTGATACATTTAATTTTTGTTTCGGAGTACGAAGTCCTTCGTATTTTTTCAGGATACCTTCTGATGCTCCAGGAGACATCTTACCTTTAGAGCCATCAGTAAACTCGAATGTATAATTACCTTTTAGATTAATGTTCTTTCTAAGCTGTACAACAATAGGATCTACACCTGAGCCAGATACTTCGTTCACGAAGTCTTTAAATGATTTTTGTTCTACTTTAAATTTACCTGTTCTCATAATGGCTGGTAGATACTGACGATCGTAATCAATGCCTGCTGTGTTTGCAGTTTGTAGCATTTTCTTTACGATTTCAGCAAACTCAGGAGTGACTCTTTTAGTTCTTAGTTTCCTAAGACCGAAGTTAATAAGTTGTGTTGGGTTAGACATCTTCTCAGGATTGTCTATACCTAATGAACCAGCAATAATTCTAGCCACTTTAATTCTATCCGCAGAAGTAAATCTAAATTTATTCTGTGGGTCAATTTTTAAGTTCTTTTGTTCTTCTAAGTCTTTTTTCATGTTTGGTTCTCTTGCTAATAAGTCAGCCAAGTCGGCATTAATTTTATCTAAGTAATCATGATTTCCGAGTTCGCCAATACTATTTAGACTATCTGCAAGTTTCATTTTTATAATAGAATCGGCACCAGCTTCTTCTATTAATGCGTATCCTCTAGACTCTGCTTCAGATAAAATCTTTAGTGTTTGGTCAACTAATTTTAAGCAAGTAAGAATAGCAACAGGATCTTTATCACTTTCAAACAAATCTAAAAACTTATCTTTTATTTCATAATAGTTTCTAAAGTGTTCTGTGGTATATCCTTTATATACAATCTCATCATTGTAGTGATAATCATTTACAGTATTCTTTTCCGATATCTGACGAACTTCGTGTAGCCATTTTTTAGATACATTGCCATCTTCGTCAGACACGGAAATATAATTTGCTCCACGATCCATTACTTCGTAGACACCTTTATCATCTTCAACTACTGCTCCGATATTAAATATCTTCTTGGCTACATAATCTTCTCTTAGTTGAGATGTTGGTAGAATTACTTCTTCTCTAATTGGTGGCAGACCCATGCCTTTGCGTACTTCGTTGAATAATCTTTTACTGTCAGCTACAGTCATTCTACGAGGGATACCTCGTTTGAAGTCATTAAATTTACCTGAAGATGCAGCAGTTCTCATTTTAGTAGCAGACATACCCTCAGCCATATCTGAGTCAGGGTCTCTGCGACCAGAAGATAATACAGTTATCTTGTCGAAGTTGTAATCTTTACCATTATATTGGTTGAGTAATCTTTTATATTCATTAATCCTATCACTACCAGCAATCAATGTTAGTTCAGTAATCTTTTCTTTTTCGTTTAGATACTTCGCAACTTCTATAATTGTTCTTTGATTTGGCGACTTCGTTGGTACGAGAGGTGTGTTCTGACCGAACATCCTTTTCATATAATAGATCTTGCGTTCTTGTTTTAGTGGATTCTTTTTCTTGTCTTCAGTAGCTGTGACATATATTTTGGCAGGACTGCCTTTTGAACGAGCATATTGCGTGACTTTGTTAATAAGCAACTCGTGACCAGTCGTCGGAGGATTAAATCTTCCGAATCCTATGACCATCTTTTTGCTTGGTACTTCGTTAAGAAGTGTTTTAAAATCTTTCATTTATAGTTTTCCCATCGATTAACAAAGAGCATATTGCTCGCAATACCTATATTTAGTATCTTACTTATCCCAGCCTTTCAAAATTTCGGGAGAAAAATTGAGTCTAGAGAACTCTAATCTATCTACCAGCTTCACAGCACTACCTGACATTCTGTCAATAGCCACGAAACCTTCTACTCCAGTCACTTTAAACCCATTGCGAGTCCTGACAAAAGTCTTCATAGATCCTATTTGGTTCATCTTAGTAATAAGTGTCTGCTTGGCATCCACCATTAAATTCATCAACTTAAATATCTCAACGATTTTTTGTTTATCATTTATAAAGAACTTCATTACCTCGTTCTTCTTAGCTTTCCATGTAGCTTTACCCTTCTCTGTTTTCTTACTATCTATTTCTTTCTTATACTTATCGGCAATATAATGAAACATCTGAGTGACATGTTGACTAGGATTAGTAATTCTTTTCCCTGCTCGTATCTTAGTATTGTTAAATGTTTTTACTTGTAGCAGTAAATCTTTATTATCCTTAATGCTGTTCAATACATTAGCATTTACTTTTCTAAACTGAGAACCAATAGCAGATAGTTGCTTAGTAAACTCGGCAGTCTCTTTAGCAGTCATTGCACCCTGACCAGACAGATCTTTATAAGTAGCATCGTCTGACCATACATCAGCATTTACTTTCATCTTCTTATTGATACCTTTACCAAAAGATGCTCTAAGAGTCTCAAAGGTATTACCTGTATAAGAAGTATGCCATACGATACCCATATGAGCACGACGAATCTGATTAGATAAAGCTGACACTGCAGGAACAGCATACACGATAGTGTTAGGTTGGAATGTCACATACTTACCACCATCTATGGTTTTAACTTTTAGATCGGTACGACCTGCCCACATTAAGTCTCCTTGGAAGATACCACGATCTGGCAACACTTTAGGTAAATATGTCATACAGATTAATAGTTTTTTCTGTAGGTCGCCAGATGTGTCTTTCTTAATATCGGCAGGTGTATAATAAACTTTAGGATTCTTGTTGAAGATACCTTTTTTAGCAATAAACTTTTTGCCATTTCTAGGATCTGTACCAGCAAAGATCGCAGGTGCACCATCCCATTTTACTGTAGCATTTATTTTGCTAGTAGATTTACCAGCTAACATATCACGCATATTCTGCATGAAGTTTATAGAACGACGAGCACCAGCGACACCTTCATCAAAAAGAAGATCTTCGATGTGCTCCATGTGAACATTCTTTTGCTCAGTAATTAATGTCTTGAGTGATTTTACCATTTTTCGTTGTATATATACTCCCCTGTTTTATAATCCCAGCCATTAGTTTGATAGAATTCTTTTTCACCTCGAGCAGTCACTCTCATCATTTCTTGACTAGGTGGATGAGAAACTGTCATAGGATCGTGGTCTTCACCAACATACTTGAATGCTCTAGATCCTTCCGAGTAGCCACCTTGACCTTCTAGCTTCATAGGTGGCACATGGTCAAACTCATGAACACATTCAAGTGCTGGTTCAAATTTTACTGAATATCTGCCGATGTCTAAATTAGAACCATAAATGTATTCGCCATTAGACATCTTCATAAACAGCATTTCGTGGACTTGAGCCATTAGTAAGGACTCTCTTCCATTTTTTTCTGGAACATGTCATCTGCGATTACATCATTCCAATCTTCTCGATATGCAGCTTGTAGCTTATTTTTGAAGAGATACATGTGTTTCTCATGACCAGACATTTCTGCGACTTTATCGATAATTTGGTCCATTATCATATCATTTACAGGGTGTGACATTATTTATCCTCCATATTTATGTTTTTAAATTGTTCATCCCAGAACTCTTCAGTTCTGATTTCTGTGTAAGTACAAGTTTGTTCAACTTGGTTCAAAGTAATAAGACCAGCTTCATGTAAGTCAAGAAGCATATCACCGAATGGTGCTCTTCCATTTGAATGCCATCTAACGATATCATCTTGGTCAATATAGAAACCACCACCATTCTTAGCAAACTCTACAGAGTTTTGAGTAGTTGACCACTGGTTATCAAACCAGTCAGATTGTCTTTTATACTCTCTACCAGCGATTCTGATTTCGTTAATACCAACTAATTGGTTCTCTAATGAATGCATTACTTTAGAAAAAGTACCTTGCGATTCAGCTATTTGTAAAATTGTAGTCATATTTACCTCTCTTTTTATCAATTTATATACATATTCTACTAAATTTTGACCCAAAAGTAAAGGTTTTTTTTACTTTTTTTAAACTATTTTGCTATTAAAAATCAGGTACTTATAACCTATTTTATCAAGTAATATAAAGAAGAATCTTCGGATAACTTTTTAGCAGTCAAATATTGGAATTTCATGTGTTCTTCAAACTTCTTTTGAGAGTTGGGGATTATCAATATCGAATACATATAGGATACCATATTTACATATCTATCTTTAGTCAGTTGCATGGTGTTCTTGTCGTTCAATATCTTTTCTACTTCAGCAAAATTTTTGATAGTATTAGAAAGTCTGCCATATTTACCAAACATTTCTTTCAACTCAGCATCAGCAATTTTCCTCATGCCTGGATTTACCGAAGAACCTCTCAGGTCATAATTAAAATCTCTTTTTACTTTCAACCTATATTCTTTTGCGTCTATACCACCAATCTGTGCTTTTTCGCCTACAAACCTTCCCTCTAATGAAACATTTAATGTGGTAGATGATGCTTTAAAAGCAACACGAGTTGCGTAGCCAGATCTTGTGTATATTATGCAGTTTTTAAAATACTGCCCATCTTTATCTTTACCAGATAAATCTATTCTATCAAGAGTAAAATTCATATCTAAGTTTTCTTTAAAAGCTGATGCTGGATCTACAAGTTCTAATCTTGCTTTTGGACCTTCTACTTGTTTTAGTGATACAGGAATAATTTCTTTTTTCTTAACTTTTTCTGCCAACTTTGTATTTAATTCTGTAGGACTCCTAGTATCTAAAAGATAACTCATATCACATTTTCTATTAATAATCCAAACATCAGCAGGGTTCCAGTTGTCATTAGATTTGCCTGTTAATGCTCTAGCATGTTTATATAACTCTTTCGTTCTTGGACCACCTTGTCGTTCAAAGTCAAACTGACCTTTTAGTTGTAGAGTTTTAAATACTTCTAGTTGTTTTATAGCTGAAGTATAAAATACATCATCTAAATTATTTTTGGTTTCTCTTTGTTGTGCTTGTACTAATTTAATAACTTCATCTTCTTTTAGTGTTTGTCTAGAATTAGTAAAGGCACGAAATACTTCCATAGAGTAAAGTTCTTTTATTTCTGTAAGTAAATTTGTATTTGCTTTAGTTCCTTTAGCATTAGCTGAGTAATGTTTAAACAACTTATTAATTGTGTCGGCTTTACCTTTTACGAGTAGAACCTTTTTCTTTTTATCTAACAACTGAATGGAATCTCTACCATTTCCTAGGTCTAGTTCCATATCAGGTTTATAATTTTTGAGAGTTATTTGAAAGACATCTTGTTCCAGCTTGATTTTTAGAGCAAGAATTTCTTGTATTGTTTTTTGTGTTTTGATTGCTGAAGTAAAGACCACTGAGTGTCCTTCTCCATAATTTTGTTTATTATTTACAATCGTAGCCATAACACTATTTATTAGTCAACTTTTTATAGCTTTAAAGCTATAAAATTTTTATAGCTTTTTAGACCAGCCTTTTATTAGGGCATCAACTTTAGTACCCCAATTTTTTTCAAGCATTTCACGATTAGTTTCAAGCCAAGCGATTTTATTTTTCACACTTTTAATAGCTTTAAACTCATCAACGAGTATCATATACTCAGGATTTTCAAGTTTAGTTTTATACATAATTTACCTCTCAATTGATTTAATACAGGTATTCTACCTGATTTTGAACCAAAAGTAAAGTATTTTTTATATTATTTTGTTATATAAAATTAATTATTTTATTAAGTGCTTGATTTTCTTAGCATAATCAGGTTTCAGGAAGTCAACCCTTGCCCAAGGAAGTTTGTTATATCCTTCCTCTTCTGCCCATCTAACAAACATACCGACTTCTTTACCATGTGCTTCTATCTCCCAAGGAGCATCCCAGTAATCCATCTTCTTGGTGTTAAATGCTTTCTTCTGATATCGTGTACGAAACCCATCTGAATATTCGTACATTTCACCAGATGCCCACTGCTTGATATGTATCATTTCGTGAGCGATAGTTTCTAGCATGGGTCGTAATCTAGATTGTTCTTCAACCTGTATCTTAAATTTACGAGGTTTATATTCCTCATCATCAATCCAAGATAATCCTTGGACTTTTTCCTTAAGATATAAGTTTTTTTGTATTACTATATTTACAGTGACAGATGTTCGGAGTCGAACATCCATGGTTTTTCGTGATACCCAGTGGGCAATGGATCGGACAAGTTTCCTTGTCTCTGCGTCTCCACCACGCACATTGATAATTGCCTTATCTCGATACCACTTTGCCATCAACGATATTTAGTTTTCGAAAACTATCGTGCCAATATCTAACTTTCCTAGAAGATGGTTGACCAATAACAGCTGGTCATCTTCATTATTATTAGGGAACTCGGTAATAAAAGGCATGAGTTCAAAGTTAGATAATATGTTAGATAGCTTCGTTTTCCTTGAATTTAGGAACTTGTCGTCCTGATTATCCTTCCTAGAGACATGTCTTTCATCTAGGATACTTTGGTCTGCTTTTATGTAAATACACTCTAAATCGTGCCCCATAGCGACGATCTCAGATAGGAAAGAAGCAGTAAATAACCTATCTCCCTCAAACACTATATTCACTCCAGATGGCTTGTATGAGTCCCTCATCCACTCTATTGCTTTGGGTTGTACTGCCATTGATAGTCTATCAGTACCTGAAAACATCTGGCTCTCATCGAAATAATCTTTTCCGAGAACAATCGTATTCAGGTCTTTACACCACATACCATATAGCAAGTCAGTAAGTTTTACATCTTCCCACTTATATGGTTTCATCCACTGTTTCATTAATGTAGATTTACCAGTAGCTGGTTCTCCACCTATCGCAATAATCATTTGAATGGTCTCCTTTTATTTTCTTTTTCTACCAATGTATGTACAAGATGAACAATTTTTACCTCAGGACATCTTTTAGATATTTCTCTGATTTGTATAGGATCGTCTTCAAAATGTATTCCAACTTTTACTCCTCTATCTTGTTCAAGCCATTTAATTATGGTTGCTTTATGTACCCCAGATCCTTCCCTAGTTTTTTGAGCAAAGTTTGTTGGGTTCATAAACACTTCGTTGTCTATACCTTTTGATTTTAGCATAGCAGAAGTTTCATCCCACTCTTCAATAGATCTACCTGTGATGATGATGTCATCCTTACTCGGATACACTCCATTGTAATCACCCATAAAGATGACACCATCGATATCAAATGTATTAATTGTTTTCATAATCAGTATGACCAGCTTGATATGTATAAGGCAAGTCTAATGCTTTAGGTTTGTTTTTCATCATCTGTGGCTCTGTCATTTTAGTATATTCTCTGCGAGCAAGTGCATCACATTCAAACTTAGCATCTTCAGTTTTTAATTGTACAGGAGGTGTCTTTTGTGTCCAAGCACTTGGACCTCTTAGGAAACCAACTATACCCATCTCAGAAGCAACCTTACAGAAACGAATAGCTGATACCACCACTCCTCCTGAGTTTGGCGAATCTTGTACTGAAAGTCTAGCTGACATTTCATACCTTGCCCCACCAAAACCATAAGCAACAATATCTAGGTTGGCAATTTTATTATCGGAGCCAACATAATCCCCTCCTGGTTTTTGAAATACTGTAAGACTTGGTCCAGCATATAAAGTCATACCAGCTGTTGGTTCTTCCCTAACAACATTTTGACCTTTCAAAACATTCTCCTTAGATACATGCTTACTATGTAATCTTTCTTTGTAAGCCATATTTAAGAAGTCAGTATTTGCTGTTCTACCTGTACGAATATTTTCTTGACCTTGTGTAGACCCTGCTGCCATATTCATTTGAATATGTTGCGTCACTTGTAAACCAGAGTCTATCATTGCTCCTTGTAATACCTCAGATAATCTAGAAGCACCCCAAGCAGATCTCATATCAGAACCAACAATAGTAAGTCCTTTATCAATAAATGATTGCTCTACTAATTTAGATTTGTTAGTTTCGATTAATGTAGGAATACAGTTTACGAAATGACAACCAGCTTCTAGACATGCTGCCATATAGAACTCTGTAGCTTTCTCAGAACCAACAGGCAAATAATTAATTACCACATCTACTTTATGAAAGTTAAGTTTTTCAGCAACTTGTTTTTTAGATAGGGCAGTATCTGCACCTGTTCTAAATGATACTTCTTCTGGGTAATCAAGCATATGGGAAGCAACACCATCTAGTTCTGGACCTGAGTAAACTTCTGCTAAAGAATTTACACAAGTAAAATCTAGCGAGTCGACATGGTCCATAGCACAGTTAGGTCTGGATCGTAATGCATTAATTAAGTGAGTTCCGACTTTTCGTGGGTCAATATCGAAGCCACAAACGAACTCGATATCATTTACAGTGTATCCTCCAATATCTGGATACATTAAACCAACTTTATCTTCGGGATTTTGAATATAGTATTGTACACCCTCTACTAAAGACTTGGCACAATTACCGACACCAATAATGGCGACATTTATTTTTGACATATATTTCTCCTTTATATCAGTTTATTAGAGTGTGATATTTGACTGGATCAGAGTAGCACACTATCAACATATATATAAGAATTCTATATTAGAATTTCTTAAAAGTAAACCTCTAGACCGACTTTTTCTCCTGACATTTTTGTCAAGTAATTATTAAAATTATTCTTTATTTCTAGTCTGGTATAATCATCAAAGTCAGTAAGCCATGATTGTTCTATACCAAACTCTTTGTACATATTAGGCAAGTCATCATTATCGTCATGCATGTTAATCATTTGACCTGTCATGGCACCTGTTTTCATTAGGATCTTATTCTGAAATGTTTTCTGTACACAAGGTGCAGCATGCTTTGATACATCTTCAAAAAAATCCCAATCTAACTCTGACCATGCCTGTTTTAATTTGTACCAACGAGTGTAAGCATCTTGAGTTGGAGTCCCAGGAGCATCGCCACCAGTCTTAATCATTTTCTTATATTGACATAGGTGGGTTTCCATTGTAAATGGACTATTAAAATAATCACTCACATGCTCATTACAACTCTCTATAAATTCTTGTTCTTTTCTTTCAATCCATTTTATATCATCACTGCTGTACTTGGTTTTGCTATCTAAGTCCATCAGTTCTGGTTTATTATAAATGTAAACCAGTCCAGATCTTACTGACCAATTAGAAGGATCTGTCGCTAACATACTCTCTGGTTTTATATGACGCATCCCATCACATAACTCATAAAATGCTTGAGTTGTCAACCAACCAGACATACGACCTATTCTATAAATTGACATAACCTCTTCTAAGGCATGGTCGAAATCTTGAAAGGTATCTAACCATGCTCTAAGAGAGCCATATTGTTGTAAGACTTTTTCGTGAATATCTTTTAGGATAGGGATAAACTTTCCCTTGTTATATTTTGTGTCTTTAGCAAAATGTTGTCTGGCATAATTTTCATTATTCCATTCTTCTAGATATTCCCAGTTTATTTTTTCTATATCAGGAAAGTGTGACCAGATAACCCAAGCCATTGATGATTGGTATGTGATACCAAACAGCATGGAAAAATAAATCCTCTGCTCATCAGTCATAGCACCTCGTGTCATGTATGCTTCATTATAAGTGTAATGGTCAACATCACGATGTTTCATTCGCCAAGCATATGACCGAAGACACATCTGTACCCTGTTCTCAGGGAGTCTCCAATCTTTGTAAGGTTTATCTATATTATCTGGGTGTAGATATTTCATCGTTTGTACAGTGTATCCAATCCCCATACATTTCGGTAAGAAATATCTTCACCTAAGAACATAACTCTTTTATCCCCTTTGACATAATTAAGTTTTTCTTGTACAGGTGTAAATCCTTGCCTGATGAGAGACTCTCTAACTGTACTTTCATAGTCTGACAGTATTCTATCTGCCCAATGAAACTCTAATGATAATTGTTTTACAGAATCAGGTATGAGCCAGTCTGGGTCGAACATACGATATTCTTCTCCTTCGATATCGCATTTTAAATGTGTAGGTTTATATTTTTCAAGTAATCTATACCCATTTACAGTTGCCACAGAAACTTTCTTTTTTCTCATATTTTTCGCAGCATTACTTTTAGGATTAGTTGTGCCTGAACAGAACTCTTGTTTACTGCCTGTCATATATAAATCTATATTACCAGCATCTTGATTAGTCACTGCTGCTTCTATTAAAGCAAATCTCAGGTCGTCCCCTAGATTCTTTTCCATCACCTCAAAGTTTTCAGGATGACACTCTACACCAATATATCTTTTTATTGGTTTGTCCATTAACATTCTTCCGAAGCCACCAATGTTGGCACCCCAGTCCATAACTATGGCATCCTCAAGATCGTCAAACTGTGAGTAATGAGCTAGACAGTCATTTACCATATCTTTATCGACTTGTAATGCTTTACCATCTATCTCACGAACATAAGTATTTTTAAATAATCTATAATCCATTAAAAGAAACTCTCCAGGGAACTGGCTTGACTGTCAGGATGATACTGTACCAATACATCAGTTCCTAATTTGTTTTCAAGAAAATCATACCACTCTTTTTCATCCCACATGCCAGGACTAATACCATTCCATAGTGGTCTTTGTAAAGGGTGTTCTTTATTAGTTCTACGAGCAGTGACATATTCTTCTCTAGTTTGTTCGTAATCCCAAGAGCCAAGTTCTAACATTTTTTCTCTGAAATAACATACAAAAGATATTCTTTCAGCTTCTTCATCTTCTAGTACCATTGGTGTATTACCATGAATACCATCGTGATTGTTAATCAATAGCAAATCTCCAGGACGGATATTCACAGCCACTTTATATTCAGGAAGTATTAGATACCCACCTGAGTATTTACCATTATTAGATACGACTGTAAGATTAGAGAATCCTTCATTTAAATCACCAGCATCTCTGTGATAAGCTGTTCTAAAAGTTTTATTCACAGTAGCAGTAGTAAAAACAGTGCCAGGAATAACAAATTTAGGATCTAGTTTATTACAAGCATCCATCTGTTTACCATGTCTTACAGGCAACAGTTCTTCAAAACCATTTGATAATCTTTGTAGGAAAGGGAATGCTCTCTCAAACTTATCATAATTATCCCTAGTATAAGTGGTAGGACGACCAAAAGGAATACGAGGATATCTATCAAAGTATCCTGCGATACCAGAGAACACTGAGTTAGCATAAGAAGTTGTAGATGTTAGTTTATCATTTACTCTTGTTGCTTCAGCAATCATTTCATCTCGTGGCAATACTCTTACTTCTTCAACCCAGTTTTCAAATACGAAATCTTCTTCAGCAACTTTTTGTGCCAACCATACTTTACCACGACTGTCATCAGCAATCTTTTCCCTGCCTTTATATTCTTGTCGTATAGCTTCTACAGGATCCGAGCCATCAAGTGTAGCTGATGGAGACATAAAGTATTGTAGTAAAGCATTATGATAATTAGTGACCCAATCTCTACTTCCTAGAGCAACTGTTTTTTCAGTACCTGCTGCCAGACCACGATTCTCTGTGGCACCTGCTGCTTCACGCAAACCTGCATATGCTTCGTCTTGTTGTTCTTGAGTAAACCAATTTTTACGAAACTTGAAGATAATGTTAGCTTCACTGTTTTCTTCACCCATAGGTGTAGGAGCATAAAAATCACAATCCCAATCAACTAGTAATTCGTAATCTTTTTCATCACCAAAAAAACCAAGTTTATCTTCACAGTCGAATTTTTTAGGTGCAGTTATTATTTTTGTCATACCTTAAACCCTTCCATATTTAATCGTTCACCTGCTTCACTTTTATCAAACACTGCTCCGATATCATTATCCTGACCAGAGTCCATGATATTAGTCTGAGCAGATGCTTCTACATTATACAGTCTCATCTTGTTTTTATCAACACCAACTACAAACCTTTTGTAATAGTTTGGATCGGAGTATCTGTTTTTCAACTGCTTAATCATCCACTGTCCCATGTTATCTAGTTCTTCACTAGCAATAATCGCAAACATTAAATCAGCAGTTGCTGGTAAACCAAAACTTTCAGAAGTATCTTCAAGTCCGACATCAGTATTATTATATCCACCTCTGGTAGTTTGAGTTGCTGATACGATAGGACAGTTATATTCAACTGCCAATCCTCTTAGTTCTTCAGCAATAGATTTAATATATGAATATGTATTCACATTTGCACCCATCCTCAATCTTTGAGAAGCACAGATGTTTAGATAATCAATAAAAATAATATCAGGTGTAAATCCTTTTTTTACTTTTAGTTCTTCAAGTAAAGCACGGAAGTGCCCAGCATGGGCACCACCTGTCGGATACTCTTTTACAATTAGCTTACCATTATTATGGTCTTTAATTTTGTTAATTCTTTTACTAAAGATATCATGGTCGACAACTTTAATTTCGTCCATACCCAAGTTCAATAAGTTAGCATCAATCCTTTCAGAGATTTTTTCTTCAGCCATCTCCATAGTAATATAAAGAACATTCATACCTTCAGCCAAAACTGATGAAGCATGATGACACATAAACAAAGATTTACCAACACCTGTACCAGCCATAGCTATGTTAAGAGTTTTTTTACTCAAGCCACCACGAGTAATGGTATTCAATAAATCAATATCAAACTTAATCTTTTCTTCAACCTTGTGATAGTATTCATACCTGTCATCAGAATCTTCAAGATAATCATGACCAACACTATTATCAAAACATACACCAAGAGCATCCTGCATCATTTTAGGAATCGCACCCTTGTCACGATTTTTATCTCTACCATCAATAATCTTGATAGAGTCCATAATAGTATTGTGTACTGCTCGTTCTTTACACCACTCTTCAGCTTTATCATACAACCAGTTTTCATTTACTGCCTGGATATCTTTTATATCCTCAAGCATCTCTTGCATGTTTTTATGTTCGTCTTCAAATAAATCTTTACGAGCAAAGACTTCATTAGCAATCATCTCAGGACTAGGAACATTATTATATTGCATGAAAAGTTTTTCAAACTCTTCAAATATAATTCGTTCACCTCGCTCAGAAAAATACTCACCTTTAATAAAGGGGATTGCTTTACGAGTAAACTCATCATTTTGAAATAGATTGGAAAGTATAGTTTCTTCAATACGCATAATTACATTCTACTTAAAATAAAGTTAAAAATCAAGTTTCCTTATATTCAAAGGTTTCTGGCTCTACTGCCTTTTTCATTTCATCCTCTCCACCTTTGAAGAGAATATTCTTTTGTTCCATTTGCTCCTTAATCATAGCCATTAAAAAGTCGCCAAGTATTTTCTCCACTTCAACCTTTGGTACAGGTCTAAATTTATCTGGACCCTCTATCTCATAACTGTAATCAAGTTTGATAGTTTCATCTTCTGTAGGTTGAAATGATACTTTACCAAAAGACACAACCTTACCCTCTAGGACACCTTGTAGTATCCTAAGTTTCATAAATCCTTGTTCGTTGGTTTCTTCTAGGATTTCGTGTGGTAGCTGTGCCTGAGAGGTATCCCTTAATTTATCAGTGTGGTAATTTTCTTTTTCCCACTCTTCTTTCGCTGTAAGGTAATCCTCCTCAGACACATAATCTTCAGCTGTGTGGATTGGTTCGTACTGTTCGGGATTATTCCCCTGTATCGTTATCGGTTTCTTGCTCATCAGATCCATACATAAATTTAGATTTACAGTGTTCGTCAATCTGTTTCAATACATCTTCAGTAAAAAACTTTTCTGGCTCTTTCATAATAGCTTTACCAAATACTTTTTTACCATCTACAGTAATACGACCACCAGCACTTTCCCAGATACCTGCTTCGACTGCGAGGTCAATTAGTCCATGGTATCTAGATAAACCTGTTTCAAAATTAAGTTTACATTCAACTTTCATTTGCTCTTTAGTAAACCTAGATTTTTGTGTAGTAGCTTTTATGATATTACCTACAACTTCTGTACCATCACGATCTTTACTTTTACCCAAGAACACGATTGTAGATGCAGCATACTTTAAGCCACCTCCACCACCCATGTCTTTCATAGGCACATAAGATCCGATTACATCGTAAGTATGATTGGTCACAATCATTGGTACATCAAGCTGTGCGAGTTTTAGACTCAATACTCTGAAAGCACCTCTTACTAATTGTGCTCTCGTCATATCACGAGTATCCTTACCCTCTGCTACATCTGCTACTTCTTTTTCAGTTGATAGCATACCCAAAGAGTCTAAACAAAATAGGATTGGTTTCCTAGCTGGTTCAGGGACTGATTTATGATTTTCAAGAATACGCACAGCTTGAGTACGAAACTCTTGAATAGTTGTCACTGGTACAATAACAAATCTGTTTGTGTCAATATCTCTGTCTTCAAGGATCTGCTTAGTAAGTGCACCCTCTGTTTCAAAATATATTACACCTGCTTCTTTATCCATATCCAGGAAGTTTTTAGCAACTCCTAGAGCGAAAAAAGTTTTACCTGTAGAACTTTCTCCAGCAAGGGCAGTGACCTTGTTCCCTGGCAGTCCTCCATAAATAGATCCACTCAACAACGCATTAAATGCATAAGACCCTGTGTCTACAAAATTAACATCAGAGTCTAGTGCATTTTCCGCAACACCTGCGTACTCGTTGCCGAGATTATCTATAAGGTCATTTAAATATCCGACCATAAATTAATCTCCTTTAGTTTAAATAGATGGAACAGCTTCAGTTGGGTTGATAGTTTTCAATTCAACTTTCGGTGCTAAACGATTGTTTTTCTCAGACCACTTTAGACCAACATATACTCGATACAAACCATCGGCAGTAATGAATACATCTTTGTTCCACTCTTCATATCCAGGAAGTGAAGTAGGAGTAATGATATTATTTGTTTGACTTGTAGATCTTTCAACCATTAAGTCTTCACCTTCTCCAGATCCTTCCTCTTTATATATACTTTCATTTTGAGTGATTCTACCATTTACTTGGTCAGCCAAATCAGACTTCGCAATAGTAGTAGCTTTATCAAGAGCGAACTGTAAGTCATAAGAAACTGAAGAACCGACACCATAAATAAAGTCTTCGGCATCCCTGTTTCTAATTAGTCCTTTTTCAACTTCAGCTTCAAGATACCATGTAGGAACTTTATTAAGTACCCCATCACGATTCGCTTCAGTTGCAATTTTAGTAGTCGAGCATGCTGCAAGAAATACTAACATACCAAGAACTGGTATGATTTTATACTTTTGAAATGATGACATCACTAACCTCCTTCACGATTTCAATTATATTATTTGCCATTTCAGGATAGAAGTAAGTAATACCAATCCCAATAGCAATCCCAATAATTATTTTCATAATATATCCTCTAGTTCATTTCAGTAATTAATTTAATAAAGATGGTGTACATACCCAGCTTTGCTGCTTCATTTAGTAATGCGTCAGAAGGATTATTCTCTGGGTCAAACTTTTGACGACCCTGTTGAGTTTCTTCTTTACATTTAGTTGTGACGATCTCCGATACAATAATACCATTCTGTACAATAGAAGTAGTCTCAGTCGTACAGTTTGGACCATATACCTTAGTCATCGGTGCAGAATAAGCTGGTGGAGCACACATAGTCACTCCGAGCATCATCGATATAGCAATTAATTTTTTCATTATTATCATTCTACCCTAAAAAAACTTAAAAGTAAAGGTCTAGAAGAAGTCCTCAAGACTCGCTGTTTGACTTACTTTCCAGCCTAGACTCTGTACCATAATCTCAATGGGGTCTAAAAACACCTTCTCAAACATCAGGTCATAGTCCACATATTCATGAATACCGAACTCTTTAGGCACGACATCTAGGAAGGATATAACATTCTCCCTGATGACATTAGGTTTTTTAAGATATACAAACTTGATTTTTTCACCCTCTTTAATATCATTATATCTGAGAGTAATGTTCTTTTCCTTCAAGTAATGATTGTAGAGCAAGGCACCTCTTACATGAATAGGAGTTGCTTTGCGATATATGCTCATGCTGTCACGATAGTTTTTCAAACCATTTACCGATCTAGGAAAAGCAATCTCTTCAACAGGAAGAGAGTTAAATTGTGTTCTAGCATCCTCAATAAATTTATACAAATCATTTTGACCACCATGAAGAATCGTTGGTATAGCTTCTTTCAACAACTCACGAACAGAATGGGGAGTAGATGATTTAATCATCTCTAGACCCATAATCTTCATCTTAGGTTTTTTATAAGATACTCCTTCTGAATTATATACCGAAAGAACATATCTTTTCTTAGCAGTCCATAAACCTTTATCAGCTAGAACTTCTCTTTCCATTACCATCTTGTTAGCAAAAGCATTCTGCCTTTTAGCAAGTTCTTCATACTGTTGATTTATATATGGCATAAACTTTTCATTACAAATGGTGTCTAGGAACTTAATAGTTTTATTTATGTCAGATTGTTTTTCTCCCATAACCTTATCAACAAGTTTCTCAAATGTGACATAAATAGAATCTGTATCAACAGCAATAATATAGTCTTCATTATCTGTACCAATTATTTTGTTTAGATAATCATTCATTCTATCATGTATCCATCGGATAGATAGTTGACCAGAGGTGGTAATAGCTTCAGCCATTTTTAAATCAAAGTATCTAAAGTATTGATTACCAAGTGCACCATAAGCAGAGTTAAGAGCAATCTTCATACCCATCTGATAATTGTTCTTGCTTGATATTACTTTTAGTTGGCGAGGATCGTTTTCATTTTCATACAACTGTTGTGCCTGAAGCATTTCTTTCTTGGCAACTTTCCTCTGGTTATAGAAGTCCTCCATAATACTAGGGAACACACCTCTAAAGTCTTTTCTGTATTGCGAACCATTTGCAGCAACAGCATACTCAGAATCTTTAGCAGGGTTTTTAAGATAATGGTCAACACCTTTTTCAACAGATTCCTGTTGTAAGGTTTCGGGAGATATGTTGTACTGCATAATCAAGTGTGGATATAGCGAGTTCAAGTCAAACGAAGCAACCCATTTATGTAAACCAATCAATGGCTCTTTTACGAATGCTCCTTCAAACTGTGTTGATTTATCTTTACTAGACTTGGGTGGTATTACCACATTTACTTTCATCAGATAGTTGTGAACAATCATGTCCCACATACGAACCTGAGAGAATACATCATCATAATTAATCTTAGCATTATATGCCATAGTAAGCTGAAGTTCAATCAGCTTCATTTTATCTTCTAGTCTATCAACCAATACAGTATCAATGACATTATAATCTACGAATTTATTCCAGTCGTTTTTATAAAACTCTGAGAAGGTTGCATACTCACTATGGTCAAGTTTCTTTTGACCAAGTTCAACGAATGCAATATTATCTAGACGATAAGACTCTTGTGCTGTGTAAGTATATTTTTTGTAGAGGTCAAGATAATCAAGCTGAGCAATACCTGCGATTGCTATGGCGAACTCTTTATTACCTTTTACATATATCTCTCTTTCATGTACAATCTTCCAGGGAGACAATCTACGAGCATGGTCTTCACCAATAACATGACACATGCGTCGCCATAAATATGCGAGGTCAAAAAACTGAGAGTTCCAACCTGTAATTACATCAGGATAATTTTCAATCCAGTAATCTAGAAACTTGTGAAATAAAATCTTTTCATCACGACAATATACATATCGCCAATTATCATGTTGCCTTGCGTCGCCTGTATATTCTTTAGTACCAAAAGTGACAATCTCTTTTGAGTGATTATCTTGTACAGTAATAAGAAGCAGTTTTTCATTGGCTCTTTCAATATTCGGAAACCCTTCTTCAGTTTCAGTCTCAATATCTATTGACCAAATCTTAATTAGTTCTTTATCCCATTCAATATCATTCTTAAACTCATCGTGCATATATTGATAATGCCATTGAGTTTGACCATGCACTTCCATAACTTCTTCGTATTGACGAACGAAGTCTTTAGCATCTTTAATACTTGCTTGTTGGATTTTATAGGCAGGTTGCCCTTTTAGAGTTTTGTATGGTGTTTCACCTTTACCTCGTGTCACCCAGACACTAGGTTTGAATGGTATCTTTTCAGCTCGTCTCTTGCCACCTGAAATATACCTGACAAGAAGCTGATTACCATGCGGATGAACATTGGTATAAAACTTCATAATATAACTCTACTCCTTTTTAAGTTAAAAGTAAAGTTATACAATTAGTTTTTTTTCGGGAGTCACAATACTAGGACTGCCCCAGATCCTTTTATATTCGTCTTTAAGTTGTTTGGTTGGATTTACAACCGATTGAATAGAGTTCTTGTAAAAAGTAATAGAGTTATTTGGGTCGCCATATGGACAGTAAGGTGCCAAGCCAACTTGGGATTTACCTTGTTCATTTGGTGCTTCGGTCACTAGCATACTTGGCATGTTAGTTTCAAAATGCTCTGGACCTGCATCAATCACTTCAGCTACAACGATCTCACCTGAGTTCATCATAAACAATTTAATTTTATCTTCTTTCATAATATCTCCATATTAAAGTGGTGCCCTCCTCCATCGGGAGGAGGGACTTGGTTAATTACTTAATGTCGATGACTTTAAGTTTTTTCTCTTCAGGAATAATCCTTTCGAGTTCGACAGAAAGCATTCCGTCTTTTAGAGAAGCACCTTTGACTACTACATCATCGGCGACTGTAAATGTACGAGTAAAGTTTCTTTTAGAAATACCTTGATGTACATATTCCTCTTCAGTTTTAGTTTCAGAAGGCACTGACTTGATTGTCAAAGTGTTCTCCTGATGTTCAACTGTAATATCTTTTTTAGAAAATCCAGCCACAGCCATTTCAATAGCAAACTTCTCATCGCTGAGTTTTTTGATATTGTATGGTGGGTAGCTTTCTGATTTGTGAATAGCATTAACTCTATCGAATGTATCAAATAGATTGTCAAAGCCAATAGAAAATGGAGAAGTGTCTCTCCAAACATTAAAAGTTGCGTTCATAGTTTTCCTCCTTTATGAAGCGAGTTTAAATTACGAGAACCCATTATGGCATTCTCTACATTATATATAGGTATCATTACAAAAATTTCAAGTCCTTTATATAAATTTTTTTACGAGATCCTCACGAATAATGCTGGTACTTTGTACCAATCACTACCAGCAGGATCGTACGAAACTGCAGCTTGTGGACCCATGTTTCTCCAAGTGCTTGTACCACCAGAGTCTACTTGTGTCCATATATTAATATTGTCCCCAGCATTATCTCCTGAAGCAGTTGCTGGTGGTTGAAAATTTCCTTGATACCCTGGACCGATGTCTGTTGTTGTTGGGGTAAATGCTGATACATATAATTTATCTCCAGACACAGTACCATTAACAGCAATAGAATACATATTCGTTCCTGCTCCAGCATCAAAAATATAAGCCATGATATAAGTTTGGTTGTCTCCTAGAGTTGTGCTAGGTAAATTTGTTGTGTTAGTAGCAGTTGTAGCAGAGGTTGCTGTTGCTGCATTTCCAGTAGTATCTGCGTCTATAGATGCAGGCAGTCTAGCTTTGTTTAATGTGCCACTTCCTATATTAGAAGCATTAGTGGTATCGGTAGTTGCTGATGCTGCCAGCGAAGAAGTATCTGCTTTAGCATCTATCTGTGTTTGTACATTACCAGTCACAGTACTAAGATGTTGAAACTCAGTATTTGTGACTGAGCCATCAGCAATCTTAGTTGCGTCAATCGCAGCAGATGCTTTTATGTTAGCATCTTCTAAATTTGTAATAGAGTTTCCTGTTGCGTCAGCATCAATAGTTTTATTTGTTAGTGTACTAGTTGATGTTGTGGTCAGGTAATTAGCATCATTAGTAAACATTGATATATTACCAGCTTTGTTGGTAAGAGTATCAGATGAAGATGCTGTAATATATCCACTGTTATTAGTGAACATTGATATATTACCAGATTTGTTAGTTAGTGTATCGGTAGATGAAGCTGTAATGAATGACGACAAGTCAGGTGGAGTATTAGTAAATACACCTGTGACATTGTTAAATGCTAAAGAACCACCACCAGATGCCGAAGCATTAATTGCTGACAAGTCAGTATATAAGATACCAGCTGTGTCACTGCCTGGTTGCCATTCGTTAGCAGAAGCATTGTATTTAATTACATTACCATTAGACAATCCAGTAAGGTTTACATCACCTAGTGCAGCAAGTGTTACATTGGCACCTTGTAAGGTAGAAACCAAACTTCCATATGTAATGTGTTTTGTAGTAGATTCGGAAGTGTCAACAATCAGTAGTTTATCAATGGACTCTGGGGTCGCTAGTACTGGAAGTTCACTAATCTTTGCGTCAGCCATTTACTCTCCTATTTCTTTTTACCAATGTTATATTTAGGTACTAATTCCCAAGAAGATTTATCTTTATGGGATAAAACCTTAATCTGAGACAAGGATGCTTTTGGCTCTGCTTGCTCAGGTTTCACAATTTTTAAGAGTTCCCAATCCTGTAATAGTACAGCAATTGTATTTCTTCTTTCAATATCATTATTGGCTATATTAGATTCTTTGCCATCTAATGCAAAAAGTTCTTTGAAGTGTACTATGAAATACTTGCCTTGCTTGTGAAGAATATGGCAAGATTGAAATAGCTTGTTCTCTGTGCGAGAAGAGATTCCTATCCTCGTTAAAGTTTCTCTCACCTTTAAAAAATTATCTGGTTCAGGCAGAGTGACTTCTAACATCGACTCTGGCGACCAATCGTAATGTATCATTTCAACTGACATTTTATTTACCACCTTTATTTAATCTTTCTTTAATTATGCTCATCTGGTCAGTTGTTAATATATCCATTACCTGACGAGCCTTATCTGGTGAATATCCATAATATTCCATGACCAGCTTTAAGGACTCGGTCTGCTTTTCAGCTTTATGCCACTTCGAAAACCTTTTGCCTTTTGTAATAGTATTTAGTAAAAAATAGTATTGCCAAGACTTAGGGATGTCTCCATACCTATTCATCAGGTTTGCTTGCATAATAGTATCAGGAAAATATCCTAGACCACGATTGACTATAAAAGGTGCATAGTCTTTGTCAGCAAGAGGATTATCCTTAAATAAATCCTTCTTGTCGTTAGTGATATTATTTATGTATAGAAATGGATTTGCCATTATTTAAACTTACAGGATGCCATTATCTCTGTAAGTGCTGCCATTTTATTCAGTTCATGGTCAGCCACAAATGCTGCTTTGTACTGATAGTCAGCCAAGATTAATACCAGTTGTGGTACAGACTCGGCAGTCAGTTTATCATTAGCATTGTTAAATAAATCAGAAAATAATTGTGTTGTTTCAATGTCACCATTTGCTGTGACCCATTTACGAACTTCTTTAAAGTTCTTATCTTTCAGTAGCGAGAACAGATTATTCCAAGAGTCTTCACTGACATTAATCATAACACCAGAGTCTATCCTACCTGATACTGAATATCTTTGTAGTTCGTTTAGTACTCTACGAAAGTCAGGGAAGTGTTTTTGTATTAGTTCTAAGACTGCCTTCTGGTCATGCTCTATACCTTCCTTAGCAAGAATATCAGTGACTCTTTTGAAGAAAGCTGTAGCAACTGCTGGTTTTTGTTTAGCAGTAGTTCTAAACTCAATAACAGCACACCTAGAATGTAGTGGCTCAATAATCCTATTCTTAAAATTACAAGTGAAGATAAATCGACAGTTCCCAGAGAACTCTTCGATAAATGCTCTTAGTGCTGGCTGAGTACTGTTCGGATTTAGATAATCAGCTTCATCAAGAATAACGATTTTCTTTGAGTCTGTCAGGGAAACAGACGAAGCAAAGTTTTTGATTTTAGTTCGTATCACATCAATGCCAGATTCCTCCGATCCATTAATGAACAGATACTCAGCACCGACTTCATTGCAAAGTGCTCTGGCTACTGTGGTCTTACCACAACCAGCTGAACCACAGAACAGAAAGTTCGGTAGTTGCCCACTTGCAATAAACTCTTTGAATGTATCTTTTAAACTCTCTGGTAAGACACACTCATCAATAGTTTGTGGTCGATATTTCTCGACCCAAATAAATTGTTCATCCATAATATAAATCTCATAATAAATTAAAAGTCAAAAGTAGAGTCAGCTTCAACTGCGATGAAGTAAGTCAAGTCATTCATCTTTGAAGCAAACTTAGAAATCCTTTTCTTAGAAATAGAGACTTCGTAATCACCCTCAAGCATTTTAAAATTATCAATCCTGAAGTTCACTTTAAACTCTTTATCAGTTTGACCGACAACAGAGTCCCAAGAATTAGAAGTAGCATTTTTCTTATCAGCCACAACCACAGTGATATTACCATCTTTACCAATAAAAGATACATCGTTAGATCTTAGGACTGAAGATGTTTTCATAATCATGTCGTAAGATGAACGAGATAATTCAAATTTAATATCTTCATCAACAGGAAGAGCATCTTTAGTTGGCGATGCTAGTACTGATGGATCTGCAGCAAAATACTTTACTTTAGATTTGCCATTAGCAACTGTGACAAATTTTTCATCAAATGCAAGTTCAGGATCGTCAGCAAATAAACTGTACACACCCAAGAACTCGTTCAAGTCATAGATCCCGAAGTCACTGTCAAAGTTTTCACTGACAGTAGTAGAAGCCATAACATTTTTTTGTGCGGAGATCGTTGATAAACGATTCCCAGTCTTAATAAGAATATTGCCATTAATAGTGGCAAAGTTCTTAAGGACACTCAAAGTTTCTTTCGAAAGTTTCATTATATATTTTTCTCCTCAGATTGGTTTATATCATGTTGATGTAAAGCCATCAACGCATAGTGAAGTATTTTTAAGATGTCGGCTCGATTGTAGCCATCCTTCTTACCATACCTTTGGGCATACTTCAATACATTGCCCATAAAAAATCCCATACCATGACCACAGTCAATTATAAACTCACTTGCCTGAAATGAATTTTTACTGTAATGTCCTTGATAAGTCTTATCAATATATTTTTTAAAATCCTCAATAAGTTTATCTTCATTAAATTTATAGTCTATAGGAATAATGTCTGATATTTTCTTTTTCATATTACATACTCTATATTAAAAAAACTTAAAAGTAAAGTGGCGAACTCGGCAGGACTCGAACCTGCAACCTAGAGATTAGAAGTCTCTTGCTCTGTCCAGTTGAGCTACGAGTCCTACTCCACTATAAAAAAAACAAGTGGGCAGGAGATGGCAGTCCTGCCCACTCTATCATCAGCTATCGTCAGTCAATAACAGATGAATCCCTCAGGTCAGGAACTGAAGCACCACCCTCTTCAGTGGTTTCGATATCAATACCGAACTCCCTCAGTTCCTTCACGAAATCGGCATCTTCCTCGTCTTTTATGACAAACTTCGGTTTCGGTAAACGAGATATTCTTATATCCTCTGCTTCACGAATCGCCATCTCAGGATCTGCATTTGGTGCAGGAAAGAAATAGATGCCTTTGTCGATCTTGTTGATTTTATAATTCCAATTAGGTGTACCAATCTTGGGGAATGTAGGATCCTCAGCATGTTTGGCTTTTAGCTTTACGATGCCTTCGGTACATTGCTCAAGAGTAATAGCACCACCACTCACGAGGTCAGGGTAGATCTCAATCATGTTATCTACCCATCGTCTCTGAAACTTAGTAAGATTTTCGTATCCGACTAACTCCATTATTCAGACTCCTCTTCAGAAACTTCAGGAGAATCTTCATGTTCCCCTGAAGCGATTTTAGTGTAAAGGTCAAGGAATGCCATTTTAGTGACATCATCAAACCTGTTCAAGCAAAGTTCAATTGCTTTCTTCTCATTCTTGAAGATAGAGAAGGCACGAACAATGTGAGTCAATCTACGAGTCGTGATGTTTTCATCACACCCACCATCATCAAAAGTCTTACGAACAACTGCTGCCCACTTAACTAAGTTTTTAGCAAAGTCATCAAGATGTGGATTGATGTTGAGAGTTTTCTTCTGGTCAGCAAAACCAAAGTGAACAAACAACTTTTGAACAATCTGCAACTCAACTTTTTCACTTGGGTAAGGTTGATTGAAAGTCACAGCAAACCTTTCAAGGAATGCTTCATTAAGTACATTCGTACCAATGTATCGACCATCGTCAGATCCTTTACCTTTGGTGTTAGCAGTAGCAAAGATATTAAATCCTTTAGCAGGAGTAATCATTTCATTTTTAAGTTTGAAATAAAATGGCTTTCCTTCAAGGATCGGCTGTAAACAAAGAAGGGTGTTAGCACCACCAGCATCAATCTCATCAAGAAGAAGAGGGATACCATATCTCATGGCGATAACGATTGGACCTTCTACGATCTCAACATTACCATCAACCAAAGTTTTAGAACCAATCAATTGGTCTTCATCAGTCATGGTGTTAAGGTTTACACGAATTAAAGGTTTGTTGGTATTAGCACAAATCTGCTCAACAGAAGTAGATTTACCATTACCAGTAGGACCTGTAATGTAGGCAGGGTAGAACATACCAGATTTAATAATAACCTGTAGATCTCTGTAGTTTCCGAAAGGAACATAGTTAGGATCCTTCGCAGGAACCAAACTGTTTTTATCTAGAGTGGTAGAAACCACTGAAGATTTTTGAGCAACAATCGGAGCAGGCTCAGAAACAACTGGCTCTGAAGCAATCGGAGCAGTCACCGAACCACCAGGAATAACATAAAGAGCAGGTCGTGAACCAGCAACTTTGTTTTCCCATACTGTGCCAGGAACCGATACCCCAGCATCCCTCACAGCTTGAAGCTGTGAATGAGTCATTTCTCTTGACTCACTAACTTCAGGAAAAAGCTCAAATGCTTTTTCTAAGAAGGCAGTTTCTTTAGATAAGTTTGTCATAATATATACCTCACTATTAACATTATCAATTTATACAAGTATTCTACCTGATTTTGATCCAAAAGTAAAGGACTTTTTTACTTTTTTTAAATTATTTTGCTATTAAAAATCAATTACTTATAACTTTTTTTTGCTTTTTCTATTCCAGTGGGGTCTTCATGCTGTAAAAATGCGTCAAAACTTATCTGTCCAGACTCATATTGCCATGTCCCATCAGTATTGTAATGGGTCGGGAACTCGCCTGTCTTCTCATAAGTGTCAATCGCTTTATTAATTTGATTGCCCTCTTCATTTTTCATGCCCATAAATGTATGTAGCACTTTGTTGTTTGGATCCTTTCTCCACAATTCAATGGCTAGATAGTCAATGACTTTATAGTCCATACTTGTTTTGATGTGTTTTCCCATGATATAGTTCTCCTCGTTAAAAATGTCGTAGCACACCTGCGATAATAAACAGACAGGTAATTATTTCTAGATAAAATTTAAACTTGCTCATATCCACTCTACCTTATATTTGTGAATGTTTCTTGGAAGTGATTTCGGTAAGTGGCTTCTAAATAAACTGAGCCACTTCTCTTTTGGTCTGGTCATATTATATATCCATACACCTTGCTCGTTCATATTGTAAACATATAGATTTTCATCGTGTAAATAATTTAGTTTCAGTTCTCCTCTTTTTTCTGCCATTACAGCATCTACCATAAACAGAAGATCTTCACCCATACGAATATCTTCATGGAACTGAAGTTTATGGTGTGCTGTTTTATTAAATCCTATTAGTCTATTTACTGTACCCTGTTCGCCATTTGGGTGTTTATAAAACTTAGAAAGCATCTCATTCATTTCCATCATAGTTTTCGTAGAGAAGTCTGGAACAGTGTAGTCTTCGCCAACATGATTAAGAACTTCTTTTACCATCTCAGCATGAGTTTTTAATGATTTACCATGCCAAAGATTTTTCTGACCAGATAACAGTAAGATATCTCCAGTGTAATGCTTCTTAAATAATTCAGGTAAGGTGTCTCCCCATTCATCATCGCTATCTATCAAATAGCAGTAATCAAAAAATCTTAAGTTGGTGTCCATAGCAAATTGTTTCATCAAAGTATTTTTTCCCTTGCCTGGAGTATTGTTAGAAATACTAGAAGAAAAATAATGGCACCTATTTTTTACTGCCTTTTCCATTATCTGAATATGATTCGAGTCATTGCTATTATCATGTACCCAGATAGGATATCCTTTACAAGACTCCATACAACGCAATACTTGTTGAACACTTTGATGGGTGCTGGTTAATATTCCTATTACACCTTTGTATCCTGAATATGTTTTAATATCCGAACCTCCTTAAATCTTCTGAGTAATATTGCTCAATAAGTGAACGACCTGCTTCTAGATATTCATCATCATTATGTCCAGGCATTCTGCTTGTTTGGTTTAATTTTGCGAAACCTTTTTCATCTTCAATCTTTTTCACATGTACATTATCTGATACCCACAAATGCTGTTGAACGAATGGACGAATTATTGAGTTTTTTTCTGCATTAGGATCCATCCTATCGTTAGCTTTGCCCACCAACTCTAACCACTTCACATAATTATCAGGTGAGATATTACTATGTAGTGGTTTCATTTTTTGCATAATTAGTTTATCAAAATCACTTATGTCTTTCCAGTTTGAACCAAAAACTTTGGATATCTTCCATCTAAATTCTGTATCAAGAAAAGTCCATCTCTCCTTATCAATATGTTTTTCTGGCATATGGTTAAGTTCAAAATGAAACAAATACATTGATAGCATTCGAGTGTGTGGATTTCTTACATGAGTATAGATACAATCATAATGGGCATACTTCTCATCATAAGGACTGTGTTTTCCTGTAGGCACTTCTACCAAAGCATCGCCATACAAATCTATCAGCTTGTACTTTTCACTTGTACCACCTGCTTTGGGGATATGTATGTAATAAACTTTTTCAGGAACGATGTATGTCATGGGCATAGAAACAAAGGCACACCACCATTGGGTGCCCATTGTTGTGTTCTCCCTTGTAATTTAGAAATGGCATATGCTTCTTTTTTATCAGAAGTTTCATGTATAACTTTGTTTACATAATCTCCACCATTTTCGATAACAGCAAATCTTTTGCCTTTTCGTTTTACATGGTATCTTAGTTTAGCATTGGGTGCTGGTGTTTTTTCTTTTACAGCCATGAGCCAAATCCTTTCTCTTTTGCTTCAAGTAATTGTGTCGCTCGGTTAAAAACCCACGGATCTCTGAGAGGTAAATGATGACCAGTGGATCCATCCCACCGAGCGAATGCTTCATCAAAATGTTCTATTTGACAAAGCAATGGATGTTCGTTTTGCAAATCACGAAGTTCGTCAGCCCACTTCTGCCACACTGCATCAGGTACAATGTTGTCATTCAACTCATAATATATGCAGGAGTGGACTAACATCTGTGTTCGTCTTTGCTTAATCTTTTCTTTTATTTCTTGTTCTGTCATATGATTCGCTCACCATGTGAAGTAATCTCTTGCCCACAAAGTTCTGCTTTGAGTACTGGGCATGCTTTGTTCATATCACTTTTCTTTAAGTTATCATATGCTCGTTTCAGCTTTGGTCTCAGGAGTTTTAATACATCCTCACCAGACAGCTTCCACAATTCAACAACCTTACCACCTTCGTATCTTGCATGGTAATGGTTTTTGTATTTGACAATTTTTTCATGCCTTAAATAATCTAATTGTTTTTTCCATGTCGACTGGATAGAGACTGTATATTTAATTTTCCAATGGCGACTAATGGTTGATTTATATTCACAACCACCTTCCTCGTCATAAGCATCTGCACCTGAAAATGTCTCACTTACTTTATGTCCTAACTTTCCAGCCATGTGGATCTCTTTACCTCTGCCACCAACGAAAGGATCTCCCAAATCATTTTCTTCACAAAAGTCATACATTTCTTCATACAACTTACAAAACTTTGCTTCTGCTGACATTATGCTACCCTCTCTACGAATGTGCTCATTAGAACTTTACTCTGCCTGTTTTGTTTCATACCTTTAGAGAATGCTCTAGCAATCTGAGCAGATGACTTCTGACCATCAACCTCTATCTCTTGTGAGACAGGATTAAGTTTCTTAGAATCTAGGAAGAACATCTCGTCACGACCACAATCTTTTAGTGACATCCAGCCACCATTCTTACGACAAGTGGCTCTCATCTTGTCCAAGTCCAAAGACCACATGTCTCCTTTGATATTGAAGTGAGCAAACTCACGGATTCCTTGATAAGTATTTCTACCGATAAAGTATCCGACAGTTGAACAGTTGTACCTATTACTAATCATATCCAAGTATGCCCAGTCGTATTTTTCTCTATCACCTGAAACTATGTATTTTTTCTTGGTGACAGGATCGATAAGAGTATCAATCTTTTCTTTCCATCGACCATTCCAACCTTTACCATATACTTGGTCCATCTTTTCCCAGTTATCTTGCATACCTTTAGCATAACCAGCACCATCAGTAAGAGTGATAAAATTCATTTTATCAATATTGTGTTTCTTGATGAAACGACCAACGATACCAACAGAACACTCAAGTGCTTCAGTAAGAGGTGTACCACTCAAAGATAAAGTGTAAGAGTAGTGCCACATGAAACTATGCATCATAAATGCCATTTCATCAAAATCTTTTTGAGACATCTCGTGAGTAAGCAATTCATACAACCAACATGAAGATCTACTCATAAAGTGTAATTGCTCTTTTTCCACTTGGTAATACTCTACAACTTTTTTGTACTGCTCACTTTCTTTTTGAGAAGCATTAGCAGAGTAGTTATCGTGGTTAGAGAAAGCAAGAACTTGGAAAGGAATATTTACTTTACGACAGAAAGTCGCAAGAGTAATAACCTGACGCATAGTATCTCTCATTACATTATGCATAGAACCAGACCAGTCAACTAGCATAATGAAACCATGATTTTTATCATCGGCACATACTTGTACTCTTTTGAAAAGATCTTCAGTCAGCTTGTAGCTGTAAAGTTTATTTACATTCAACTGACCAGACTTAGCAGTTTGAGTACGAGCATATCTTTGAGCAGACTTTTTCATCTCGAACTCTTTTACCATAAAGTCAATATCTTTTTTGATAGACTCTTGGAAGTTTTTGTAATCTTCTTTATAGTAAGCACCAGAAGTATAACCCAAGAATTTTCTACCACGATCTTTTTCCCAGTTATCAGTATTCCAGTCAATCTCTGGAAGATATGCATAATGACCACTATCAGTAATGAATTTAGAATCGTTCATCATTTTACTCAGAGGAGTATCTTCTTCCTCACCCCAACGATTAGTTCCTCTCTTAGTCAAGATATTCATGACTTCTTTGTGGTCAATAATAGGATCTACACCGAAAGGAAACTCTGGGACTTCAACATTGCGAAAGATCTTACCCTCGAACTGAGCATGGTCGCTCATAGTTTTATCTAAGTTGTCTTGAGTGAAACCTCTAAGTTCTTCATCATCATTATAGTCATAAGGATTATCAAACTCACCAGCAGTTTGCTCTTGCTGAGTATCACCAGCTTGGTCACCGAATGCGTTGCCAGCTTCAGATTCTTCAGACTCTTCTTCAGTTGTTTCATCATCAGAATCACCATCATCAACATCTCCACCAACCTCTTGAAGATCTTCAAGTTCTTCTTCAAGATCCATTTCAGCTAACTCATCAGATATAGCTTGCATCTCTTGCTTCATTGCTTCTTCTTCCTCTTGTTTTTTCTTACGAGAGTAATTAGAAAGTTCTTTAGCAAGAGTAATTACTTCTTTGAAAGTTTTACAGCTGTCTACACGAGATACAATCTCGAACTCTTCTTTAGAAAACTTGATACCAGATTTAAGACCAATCTTGAAGTAAAGATTAATTTTGTCAATAAGTTGAAGAGAGTTGATATCTTTTTTACCGATACCGAAGAAGTCGTCATCAGCAAGTTTCTTATAACCTTTAATAAAGTCTTGACGCAATCCAGGATATTCAGCTTGTATCATTTTCTCGATACGAACATCTTCAATAACATTGGCATATGCTTTAAGAAGTTTATCCTTAGCCATTTCTTCAGTCACTCCTTTTACTGGAGTCCAAAGAGCATGACCAACCTCGTGACCAATCATAAGGTTTTCAACCGACTCATCTACATTTACGAATGTAGGAAGTGTAAGTACACGATTTTTTACATCGAATGATGCAGTAGGAACCTCAGCACGAACGACATTTACATCTTCCGTACTAAGCAATTTAGCAAGAACATCTTTAGAATTAGTCATATTACCTCTCAACTTTTTCAATTTATACAAGTATTCTACCTGAATTTGTTCCAAAAGTAAAGGTTTTTTTTACTTTTTTTAAACTTTTTTGTTATTAAAAAACAAATACTTATAACTTTAATTGAAATTTCCTCTAATTACCTGCGTTGTTCTACCCTTTTTTTCGTCTTTTTTCATCTTTTTGATGGCTCTATCTAGCTTCATCTTAGACACTCGTTGTGTAAAATCGATGCCTAGCATATGGTCATACTCATGTTGGAACACACGAGCAAGATAACCATTAAGGGTTGTTCTTACTTCTTCGCCTGTAAATGTTTGGTATTTTACTTTGATTACTCTAGGTCTTGTGACCATGAGCCAGAGGTTGGGTCGAGATAGGCAACCTTCGGTCATTGTATTTACATCTTCCGAGGACTCTTCTATCTCCATGTTGAACATTGCCATGTTCGGTAATCCGAAACTTTCTTCAGGAGTAAGGCAAAAAACTTTGTAAGGCAATCCTATTTGGTTTGCCGACAAACCTGCTCCTCCTAATTTTTTAGAAGATTCGATTAACAACAATCCAAGTTTTGCAGCTTCTTCCTGCGGATACTCGTCAAACTTCCAATCTTCTTGTGGGGAAGTTAGTATCGGATCGTCGTATGGTATTAATTCACCTTTTACATTATCTAGAATATTCATTAACTAATTCCTAATTGTGTCTCCAATTTAGTCATTTTATCTTTTAGTTTCAACTTCATGTGTTTTAGTGTTTTAACCTTCTCCGAGTCGTACTTATATTTTTCGACTTCAGCATGAAGTTCTTGATGTTTAAAATTTACTTTATTATATTGTTCCATTAAATATGCTTGTGCGTTCATATGTTATGCTCCTAATTGAATTGATGAGAAGTCATTCTTCTTGACAAATTTTAGTACACTTCTAAACTTATCAAAAAGTTGGTCTCCTTTATGGGATATAACGAAAACATTTGTTCCCTCACCAATCTCATTCAATACCTGTAGGAACAAATCAGTACCACTCGTATCCATACTGCTATCAAAAATTTCATCAAGCAGTAATAGATTCGTATTTACTGAATTCTTCATCTTGGCTATTTGTCTCCAAGTAAATAGTATCGCAAGGTCTATCCTCAACTTTTCACCTTCCGAGAAACTGTCATAGGTAAACTCGTCTCTGTATCTTGAGCGAATGGTTTCATTGAAATCTTCATCAAGTTCAAAGTGAACGAAGAAATCCATAGCTTGTAGATACTTGTTAATAAGTTTGTTAATGATGGGAAGGTACTGACGAATAATCTCAGTTTTGATACCTGTGTCAGCCAGAAGAGTTTTAGATACATCTTCGATTTGTTTTTGTTCTTCAATACTAGTTTTCTCCTCTAAAGCATCAACTGCTAACTTGGCTAAGTCTTTCAGTTTAGCTTTTTGATTTACAACATTATCATCATCTATATTTAGATTAGATTGTTCTTCTACCAAGTCCTTATTTGTTTTTCCCAACAAACTAAGTGATTGATTGAGAGCACTTACCTCTGTGTTCTTTGACATAATGGTCTGGTTGATAGACGCAATCTCGTCATATCTTTTATTTAGTTTTTCCAGTGCTTGAGAAATGGTATCGTAATCATTCATAGTCTTACCAAGTTTATCTCTTAACTTTGTGACAATATCATTCTTATGACACTCTTCAATACTTTGCTCACACTGTGGACATATTTCATTATCTTCAAAGAACTGTATATCTTTATTAATACCTGCTTTCTTATTATTGAAACCAGCCATCATCTGTTTAACTTTTTCAATATCATCGTTTACAGTACCACTATCAGATATTTGAGTATTCAAGTAATCAACATCTTTCATTAGTTGTTCAACCTGAGCAGTAGTGTTATTAATAGTTTCTTCATTTACTCGTAGCTTTTCGTTTATCTTTTCTACAGCTTCTTCTTTTACAGTACTTAATTGTTCAAGTAATTCTTTTTGAGCATCTACATCTTTCTTAGCAATAGTAATAGCATTCTCTGCAGCAACCAACGATTCCTTAGTAAGTTTCATTCTATCAGTAAGCAACTCGTTCATAGTTCTAAAAATACGAATCTCAAGAATATCTTCAATAACTTGTCGTCTATGCCATTGCCCCATCTGCATAAATGGTAGATAACTAGCAGATCCTAGAATAACCATCTTACTAAATGTTCGCCACTCAAAACCTATTATTTGAGTTTGTAAATAAGTTTGTGTATCAGCATTACTTGCGAACGAGTCTAGCTTAATACCATCTGACCAGATCTCTAGCTTGTTGGGTTTAGCACCTCGTAATACTTTATAGTGCTTGCCATGTGTGGTAAACTCAATCTCTACTTCTAGATTCTTACCATTGATACTATTTACCAGTTGGTCTTTTTTTACTTTACGAAAAGGACGACCATATAAAGAGAACATTAATGCGTCAAGGATAGTAGATTTACCCTCACCATTCTTACCTACAATTAATGTAGTAGTAGAACGATTAAGATCTACTTCAGTCCATGCGTTTCCTGTACTTAACAGGTTTCGCCATTTAATCTTTTCAAATGTAATCATTCAGATGTTTCACTCTCTAACTGTTGTGCTTCAGCATATAACCCACGAAGGAAACCTGTAATCTTTTCCTTATCTAAAGTTGTTTCTACACTTTCAACATAACTAGTCAATATATTCATAGTATCTTCTAAATTAAGTTCTTCGTCAATCTCGCCATCTTGAAACTCAGCAAAATCCTCAAGTATTCTTACATCGTGTGGGTTAGCTTTGTAAATCTTTTTCAAGAAGTCATCAAACTTTTTAAAGTCTGATTTATTATTTACAATAACTTTTACATATTTCTCTGCCATAATAGAAGCATCGTAATCAGTGTAATCATTTGTCACATCATCGTACTCTACTCTTTCAAACATGGTATATGGGTTTTCTATAAACTCAAGTTCCATAGTTTCTGTATCCCATATATGAAAACCTCTAGGATCTTTATAGTCAGCCCATGTTAATTCATAAGGATTCCCAAGATAATATATATGCCCATCGTTGTTCCTATGATGGTAATGACCTGAATAAACCAAACCAAACTTTCTAAACCTTTCTGCATTTAAACCACCATGAGATTTAACCCCACGATGCATTACGAAACCAGCAATCTCTAAATGCCCCATACATATTTCTGCTTCGCTATCATTCAATCTTTCCATACTTTGTTCGTAGTTATCACTACAAATCCAGGGAAGCATAAATATCTTACGACCATCAACTGTTATATCCATGGCTTCTGCCATTACATTAATATTGCTGTATTCATTTAATAGTAAATCAATAGAGTTTGTATCATTAGTGTTCTTATAATAAGTATCATGATTACCAGCAAGCATATGCATAACCATCCCATTATCACGAATAGGATCGAAGAACATTTGTCTAGATCTTTTTAATGAATTATAATTTATGTATTTACGACGATCGAAAGTATCGCCAAGATTTAAGATAGTTTTGATACCTCGCTCTTTTAGTGTAGGAAAGAAAGTGTTCGTATAGAACTTATCCATATAATCTAAAAAAGTTAGAGCATCTCCTCTAGCACCGAAATGTAAATCGGTTATAATTGCAACTTTACTCATTGACCGCAAACAACGAATACACCTTCTACTGCATAACAACTATCACCATGGTCAATAGTAATAGTACCAGCTTCTTGTGCTTTCGCTTCCTTCATAATAAATTTACCAGTTTCTTCGTTATATCCAACGATTGTTTTTTCCACTCCTGTAGTAAATAAGTAATGAGCCAAACTTCCCAATACTGTCACAACAACAAGAATTAAAAGTGGAATAAAATTTACCAATATGTTCTTATCGTCTTTATTCATCATCCATTGCGTCACTTATAGGTGTCGACTTCTTTTCCTTTTTCTTCTTTTCTTTTGCTTCAAAGTATGGGTCTAGTGTTTGGTTCTTTTTCATATATTCAATATATTGGTTAGTGCCTTCATCCCCTTCTCCTGCTTCCATAAATGCGTCAACATCCATTTCAGCAATCAGCTTTTGTTTCACATAGGTTTGCTTCTTCTCTTTCTTAATCCTGCGAAGGAAAGCATAGAAAATAATCTGCGTAAAGTATGAGAAAGGGTTGCCTGATTTATCTGGGTCGAAGTTATGTATGTATTGAATGCAGTTCTCAACTCCATCTAATATCATATCATCTCGGTAAGTATAGTTGATGAAGTTTGGTTTGTAAGAAAGGTGTGTACCAATCTTCAATAAACATTCGCCGATATACTCTGGGATTCTTGGTTTGTCTTCTTTTGCCTTTTCAGCAGCAGTGCATGCATCTTTGTATTCCTTCAGTGCTTGTAGGAACTTTTTATTGTCAACATAATGCTGTGGCTTTTTCTTTGCATTAGCCATGTATTACTCCATTCATAATTATTATTCTATATAAAACTTTCTTAAAAGTAAATAATAATAATTTTTTTTATTCTGGGACTTTACTTTTAAGTTTTTTCAGAGTAGATTATGGGGTGTAGGGGGTTAAGCAATATAAAGTAATTACTAAAACCCAATAGACTCTCCACATCCACAAGAACTAGTCACATTCGGATTAATAATCTCGATATGCGATCCAGCGAAATCTTCTTTGTAATCGATCTCGGAACCATCAACAAAAGGTTTTGCCATCATATCAATCACAATAATATCCTCGACGATTGTAGCATTACTGCTATCGTCAGTTTCATTCCACTCATATTCATAACCATTACAACCACCACCTTTCAATGATAGTCTAGCATACTTGTGTCCTGTGACAACAAGTCTGTTCTGTATGTATTCTTTAGCTTTGGGAGTTATACTTATCAATGGATTGTCTTTTTCTTTTTGCCTATGCCAGAAAGCAAGTAATCTAAAACTTCTGCAGTATCCTCTAATCTTGGATCTTCAGGTAATACTTCCTCGGCTCTTTCTTGCATAGCTTGGGCAGTCTTTCTTAGCATTCCTTGAGTATCGGATAATCTTTTCTTTGGCACTGGGATATCGACTAGTCTTTCGTATTCTTCAACTAACTCGATATAAAAGGGGATAGAAAAGTTATGCAGACATTTAGTAAACATTAGATTATCTTTTCTAAAGGTAAACTTTCTATCTTCTGCGAAACCACAAAATGGTGCAGCAGCAGTGACATCAACGACCATATCTTGTCGTCTGTCGTGAATAGTTTTTAACTCAAAAGGATATTCAACTGAAATAGTTTCAGTATCTTCACCACGAATAGTAGCCACTAGAGTTTCCCCTGTGGTTAGCTTCAACAAAATAAACTCGTCATCCTCTTTAATTAGTTTATCCATTTATGTTTACCTCTACAATCTTGTAGTTAAATTTTTCTTCTGAGTAAATAGAAAGTCGTTCTGAAAAGTGTTTGAGTGTATGATTCTTCCAAGATTTCCAAGATAGGTCATCAGCTACATCATACAAATTACAACTTTCTTTACCCTCCTTCAATCTTAAACCTCTACCAATAGATTGTAAGTTTCGTATCTTACTTTTACTTGGCGAAGCGAAAATAATGTTTTCGATAGATGGTATATTAATGCCAGTCGAGAATGTACCAAAAGAAGCAACTATGATATTGTTGTCAGTATCACCTGCTATTTCTCTGACCTTTTCCCTATCCTTTACGACTGTATCTCCCGATACAAACCAGATGTCCTTTGAACCATCTACCTTTTTATTTAGGTCTTCGTATAATGGGATTCCATGTTTCTGTACGAACTGATATAGTACCAGTGTATTCCCTTTTAAATCTGCAGCAAGGTTTACAATAAATTTATTTCTAGCATCGTTAGTGACTAAGAAGTCCATCTCGTCAGCATACTTGTTTGTTTTTCTACCTTGCCTTGTTAATTCATCGTACTTTAATAACAAGCAAGTAATATCTAGTTCGGCAACCTTCTTATCTTCCATTAATTTTTTAGTTGTCGTGACAGCAAAGACAGGTCCAAACACACCTTCTAATACCAGCTTATGTACTTTCTTTCCATCAATCGTACCAGTCGTGCCGATCCTGTAATTACAATTAATTAATTTATCCATACAAGTAGTCAGCGATCTTGCCTTAAACTGATGTGCTTCATCTCCGAAGCATACATCAAACTGAGCAAACCATTGTCTTGGTTGTTTATAAACTGACTGCCAAGTCGTAATCAATACTTGTTTATCTATATCTTTGGTAAATCCTGAGTATAATTTTTGCACATGGTCTGGTACATTCCATCCATTTATGCTTGAATAGTCTTCGAAGTCTTTATAAAGCTGTTCAACGAGAGAGGTCGTTGGTACTATTATGATTGCTTTTTTGCCCTGATTTAGCAGGTATCTAAGGGTTGAATAGATGATTAGCGATTTACCAGACGCAGTAGGAGAGACTAGGAGCGTTCTTTCATCATTTAGAGCTTTATGTATAGCTTCAACCTGATATTCCCTGACAGCGAGTTCTCGTCCTTTGGATGCTAATTGTAAGGAATCTACCCAGTTTTCTACCTCTTCAAAGGGTATTTTTCGGTCAACAACGATTAAATCCTTACATTCTATCTCATACCCTCGCTCAACAGCGAATTTTTCAACATATCGGTATAATCCAAGGTAAAGTGTATGACGAACTCTGTCATATTGCCTAATTTTGCCATCCCATAAGCGACTTCGGTACTGTGGTGTGAATTGTGCACCTGGAACAGCATATGTGAAGTAGTCAGAGAGCTCTGCTTCTACCGAAGGCTCCGAAAAACAGCGAATATGTATATTACTCGCCTTTTCTATCGTTATTTTAGGCACCTGATATAAACTTTTTCCATTCGATTGAGTTTTTTATGTCCCAACCTCTACTTGATATTGATTTCATGATGCTTTCCGACGCATATACCATGTCTTCTAGGTAAGATATGCGTACTGTCATCTTAATTAGGTCGTCATCCCCATGTAATAGGTCATCTTGTACTGATTTTATGGGTTTTATGCCTTGATATTGCTCCCAACCATGTTCTTCTAACTCTTCACGACCTAATTCACCATTGTAGTAGCGAATTTTTAATCGTCTTAGCTGATGAAACTCTGCTCTTTGCTTAGTGAGTTTCATTTTGAACTCCATTAGGAATTTTAAATACTTTTGGTGTAGGTTTGGAATGCGTACAGCTTCCTTATCTAGATGGTCATCATCAACCAAGCTGTCTTTCGCCCATTCATCCTGTAGTTCTTGTAAATTCATAGTAAAAATACTCCTTTAGACCTTAATTCTAAAGGTTTTTTTCTTAAAAGTAAAGTTATGAGATCTTGTAGTATGCGTATTTAAAGGTCGCACGAGTAGAAACCATCATCACATCCTGCATTTTAGCTTCAAATTGTATTGGTTCTAGGGAAATAGGGAAACAATCTATAAAATTAAAGGTTTTTACAGGTTGATTTTGCCCTGATAAGACTTGTAATGTAGAGTCTGAGTAGTTTTGGGATATCTCAGATATCTTTGCTCTCTCATCTGCTGTTAAGTAGGAGAGATATTGTTCATATTTTTCTGGAAATCCTAAGCCAATCATCCAATCATGTATAGCTTTCCAGTTTACCATCTGTGCATCGACCTGAAACTCTACCACAAGTTCTTGATATGTGATTATTTCTCCAGGAATCGGATTGGCTACATAAGGTGTAGCTTGATTAAACTCACCAAGATTAATTCCAGGCAAGTTTACTGACTGTACAAAGAATGTAGTATCAGGTAATCTATCAACTTGAAAGGTAAAGCCATTAGGATTTAATGGCGAAATATCAGTTGGGAATTTATTTGAGTAAGCTGTCAATTAATTATCCTCTTTTGTTTTCGTTTTAAGTGTAGCAAGTGTGTAGACCACATCTTTTTAAACTGCTTGTCTTGAGCACGCAAATATACTCGCTCAAGTTTAGCAATCCGTCTAGCTAGAAGTTCCTCTGGTGCCATTTTCCCTTTGTTTTATTTTTTCTTTAAGGTCTTTTTTGGTCTTCCACATTTCCTTCAACTTAGGATCGGAAGTCTTATCGATAATTTTATCGATGTTCTCTATATCTTTTAACAAACTTTCTTTCACAACACTATTCCCAGAGCAAGCAAACCTACAGCGACTCCTGCTAAAAATGCCATCAGGATTAGCTTGTAGTAATCTATTTCGAAAGTGACTTGAAACCAATCAATCGCCTTTTCGTATAATTCAATCAATCTGGACATAATACATCTCCAGCTACTATTTAGGTGTTTTAGAAACTAGACACCGATATAATATTGATGAAACCAGATAACTGTTGCAGCGATTGTACAAGGAACGACTGCAACTAGTGTCGGTATGAACACCATGTATAACATGGGATTCTCGACCATAAAGTCGCAATCGTCCTCGTGTGTTTTGTGTGAGTTCTCTTTAGTATCCAAAATAACTCATTCGCATCGTCACGAATGTGGCAAGAGGGAATCCTAAAGGAAGAGCAATGTATGCTAGAAATTCGGCAAATGCTTTGGTTTTTCGCACCATGCTCTTCGTTAAGTTAATAACTGTGGACATGGTTTTTCCTATTAAGTGTTTACATTTAGTTATAAAAAGAATTTTTTTTATAACCACCGAAATTATTTAGTAAAAAAAGATGGGCAAACCGATTATAAGAATATAACAGATTTACCCATCAATTTAGGTTAGTGTGCTATGCCACGATACTGTAAACCAGTAGCGACTTTTACACTTTCCTTTGATATGGCACCATGTTTAATACCTCTGTAAACACCACCTCTTTTGGATAATTTCTCATCCTTGGCAATGTTTCCATCGACTTTGATACCTCTGTAGAAAGTAGTCATCGTTTCCTCCAGATTGTAATAGGTTGATATCTGAACAGAATCTTTCCGTTCCCCTATTGCGTTCCTTCGGTAGATTGTCGGTCTCGTTCCCTTTCGGTACTTGCTTGCCCCACTTGCGTGGGAGGTTTTCCTATTCTACTTACTTCCGTCCACTGCTACATTTAGAGTGAATGAACGATACTACTATTTAGCCTGAAAAAAACTTAAAAGTAAAGCATAAAAAAAAGGGGAGACCGAAGTCTCCCCTTTCAGGATTGTACCTTAGAGTCCTAAGATTACATTAAGTTAGTGACTTTAACTCTTCTGTAGTAGTAGTTCTCGTCAGCAACTAGATCGCCAGAACCATCCAATTGGATAAACGGATTAGCTGTAAAGCCATATCTTGTTTTGAAACCAATTTTTGGTTGGAAAGTGCTAGGATCTACTGCTCTTACCAATTGTAGAGGTACATATGGGCAGTAGAACAGACCAGCATCAAATGCTGAAGTTCCTTTATAACCAACAACGAAGTATTGGCTTGCTGCACCATTTGCAGAATAAGGATCTACATATACTTTGTAGCGACCATTAAGGACACCAGCGAAAGTAGTAGATGCTTCGTCTACATTTAGGTTAGTAGAAAGAGCAGGTGCGTAGTCAAGAACACCAGCCATAGCTAGAGCACTTGCAACATCTGAAGAACAGATGATGAAGTTAGCTTTTCCTCTACGAGTTTGCTGAGCAACCGCATTAGCTTCTCTTTCGATTTGGAAAAGAAGTCCTTTGAATTTCTCAACTGACCAACGACCAGATGCGTCAACATCAAGATCGAAAGTTCCCGCAGTAGCTGTACCAGTTTGAGCACCTGGTTTTGCAGTTTTGTACACAGTTCTGATAACTTCTCTGTTAATCTCTGAAAGAATTTCAGTAGAGAGGATATTAGAAAGTTCGCCCTCTGCGTCAAGACCATGAACTGATTTCAAGTCTTGAGCAAGTTCGATAGTGTACTCAGCTTTCAGTGCTCTACTTTTCGCAGTCACTGAAGTTTTCTCGATAGAGAAAGCCATCTCTTGGAAGGTTCCTCCACCAGAACCACCAAGGTTCTCAGCGTCTGCTGTAGCCATTCCAGTACCAGTTGTGTAAGTACCATCAACAGGATTAGATCCTGCGTGAGTACCAGTACCAGAAAAGTCTGAGTCAGCTTCGTTAAATAATGCTTCAGTACCACCTTGAGTGCTGTATCTTGCTTTCATAGCAAAGATAAGACCAGTTGGCTGAGTCATAGGTTGAACACCACAGATGTCATAAGCGATCATCTGAGGAGCAGATCTTCGTACCAATGAAATTAGTACTGGATCAAATTTGGCAACACCACCTGTGTCAGGAAGAGCAGCAGCATCATTGACATGTACAGCTTCAAACATCGCTTGCTTTTCTTCTTTGATAGCAGTTTCCTGGTTCTCAAGAAGTACAGCAGTGACTTCTTTTCTGTATGTGTCTTTAATTGGAGCTACACCTTCGTGTTCCAGAATAGGTGACCATTTTTCCATTAATGATTTTCTATCCATTTTTTATCTCCTTAAAGTTGATAGATTAATTATTTTTGTTGCTTCTGTCGAGCATGTCAGCATAAGCAGAAATTTTAGGGTCTGTAATAGACTTCTTAGTTTCTTCTTCTAACTGTACTGGCTCATCAGTCACAACAGTTTCTACATTTGTTTTGCTTGGTTTAGAAGCAAAGTAAGATTCTCTGATAGTATTGACTTTCTTCTCAAAAGATTCTTTGTCTTCAAAACTGAGGTCTTCAGTTAATCCAGCAAATTTTTCTTTATCAGTTTCAGCCATTCCATCGGATGCCTTAGAAAGCACTTCTGCTTTCTCCATTTCTTTGACACTCTTAGAAAGGTTTACATTAGCTTCAAGTTGCTCATCGAGCTTACCTTGTAGTTCTTCAACCTTTTCTTGTGCGTCAGCAAGTAGGTCAAATCTTTCTTCAGGAACATCAACATAATGTTCTGCGAAAAGATTCTTCATACCATTGATGAAGCCATCTAAGATCTCCGACTTCATACCAGATTCGAGAGCGATTTCATTTTCACTTATCCACTGCTCAACTACATAGCTGAGGTATCCATCAACTTTTTCAACTAGACTCTCTTTAGCTTCGTCAATGCTCTTAGCATTGGACTCTTCTAATTCTTTTTTGAATTTAGCGACTTCTGATTTTACTCTAGAAACAACTACAGTTTCAAAGATAGTAGTAGCTTTTTGTTTGAACTCTTCAGAAAGTTCTTCGCCATTCAACAATGCTTCAACATCTTCTGAAACATCTACTGCGATTTCATCTTCTTCAGTTTCTTCTGCTACAACTTCTTCATCAGACTCGACTTCTTCTTTTTTAGGAATCATTTTATCTTTATCCTTTTTCTTGGAATTGTTCATGTATCCCTCTTTTTTCTCGTCTTCGTCGTCATCGTCGTCATCATCGTCGTCGTCGTCGCCATTCTCTTTTTTCTTTTTATCGATAGCTTTCTTCAAAGCAGGTGGTAATTCACCCTCTTCGATTTCTTCTACCTCTTCGGCAGCTTCTTCTGACTCTTCAGCTTCAGCAACTGCTTCTTCTTCAGCAGGTGCTTCTTCTACAGGTGCAGCTTCAGCTTCGCCTTCTTCGGCTGTCTTTTTCCAGCCTTCAGATTCCTCTAGAGTTTCGATTTGCTCTTCAGCTTTCTTACTCTCATCAAGGAGTTCTGCGATTTTTTGTTCTATACTTGACATGTTAGTCTCCTTATAAAATGGGTTATTTAATTGCTTTTAAAAATTTCGCAAAAGCGAAAAGTTTTGCTTCTTCGAGTTGAGATCTTGTTGCCTTAGTTATTGAACTTTTTACAGCATCAATATCTTGCTCGACAAACTTACCATCTACGAACATCCATTCCTTGCCTTCCATAACACCACGCACGAATGCATCAGGTGCCGACGGATCTGCAACTATATCTGCAGCAGTGGCAAGCATGAAGTCTTTTTGAACTTCGGAACTTCCGTCTTTGGTAGTTTTCAATGAACCCATCCCTCTAGAAGACACACCCAGACTTGCTCCCTCGTCAATCAACGATTTAACAATCTTACCATAAGGTGTATCCATTATCTTAGCTTTACCGACAAAGTTTTTGCCTTCGAGCTTCAAATCTTTTATCATGTGCGATACTCTATCTAAATTGATAGTAGGAGAGTCAGGGTGTCCCAGCTCACCATACGCACGATTCTTCTTGACATTTTCTTTTACATATCGCTTAACTTCTTTGTCAAGAACATCTACAGGGTAAATTCTTCCATTCCTGTTTTTAATATCAGCTTGGAGAAATACACCCTCTAGGTTGTAATTCTTTTGTCCTGTTTCTTTATCTTCTTCTATAAGATAGTTTACAGTTTCAGTATGTTCTTTAATTAGTTTCATATTAGCTTCCTACAGCAGTCTGGTCATCGTAAGCACCAAACTCTGGTGTTTCTACTGGGTCATTAAAGCCACCCATTTTAGAAAGATGAAGAAGTATCATACCTTTACCACTAAAAGTGACAACGATATCTTGGTCTCCTTCGTCCTGAATAGAAGTTTCAATCTTCGGAGCTCCAGGTGCGACTGTAGCCACGAGGACAGAGTTTCGTACGACAGTAATATCTTGTGCAGCTTGACAGCTGTATTCGATTTTCTGTATGGCAACTTTAAGAGCAGAAGAAGTAATCGTCTCGTTTGTTAGTTTTAAATCACTGTCAATATCGATGGTGACATTACCTGCCGATGTTGCAGTGACTCTGACGATAGCTTTACGATTATCTTTTGCCAGAACTGTTTTAACAATTGCCATTTAGTACACTCCTTTTAAAACTTCCATAAAGTTTTGTTTATTCTCAGACATGTGAGATACGATCTCATCTTTGCCTTTCAGTAAACTATTTAGTAAAATTTGGTTTTTCTCACTTATTGCGATCTTTGTACCATCTTTTAATACATAGTCGAGCTTATTTCTAAACTCATTTATAGACCTTAACTTAATCTCTGTAAGTATAGGATCTATATTAAAATCCGTTGTGGATGCTTTATTAATGTATTCTTCGATTAGTTTATCTGTTATTTCAACATCACTATGTCGTGAAATACACTCAGCTATCCTTTCCTCTGGTAGAGAAACTTCAATACTATCTAATAGTTGTTGTTCTCTATCCTCCGAAGAAGCAGTATAGATATCTTTAAACTTCTTCGCCATCTTCAGCTGGTTCCTCTACAGTTTCAGCTGGAGTTTCTTCTGCCTGTTCGACCTCTGGCTCACCAGCTATCTCATCCTGTTCTTCTGGAGTTTTAAACATCGTTGAAGCCAATTCTTTCTTCATCGTATCTAATTTATCTCCAACTTTCGCAGACATTACACCTTGAAAAGTATTCTCGATTCCTTCAGCATCACCTGATTGAATCGCATCTATAAGTTCTTTAGTTCCCATTATTCTTCTCCTTCATTATCTTCTGGCTCGTCAGTAGTTTGCATTGAATCCATATCTGGTACTTCATTACCACCTTCTGGTTCTTGCTCAGCTTCCTGCTCTGCCTTTTCTGCTTCAATCTGGTCGTCGATTTCTTTCATCTCCTCTTCAGACTGCATTAATATATTTTTTCTTGCCCACTCTAACGAATAGAACTTACCAAGATATGGTTCTACTTGACCAAGCATACCCACTCGTTGTTGTAGCAACTCATTATTCTTTAACTCCGTAAAGTGATTGTCCTCTAAAAAGTCAACTCTGATATCGCATCTAGCATCTTCAAAGTCTTCATCGGTCATTACACCTTTCGCAATTAATTGAATCCTAAGAATATCAATCATAAACTGACTGAACTTTCTTTGGACCCTTTGAATAAACTTGTTAAACTTTAGTTCGTCTCTAGTAATTTCAGAAGCACGACCTAAAGTAAATCCAGTCTCACCTTGTAATCTTGACATAGGTACATTTAAAGACTGGTAAAGTTTTCTTTGGAAATATTGTATGTCAGCAATGTCTCCTAAGTTTTGCCCACCAGGGAGTGTAGTGATTTCAGTACCACGACCACCCTCTCTTCTAGGCATCCAAAAATCTTCCATCATGCTCAGGTGTTTTCTGTCATCTCTGACTTCACCTGTGGTAGCATCGTAAACAACTTTGTTTCGATACTTATTCATAATGTCGTTGACATATTGTTCTGCTTTAATCTTAGGCAGGTTTCCTACATCAACATAAAATATTCTTCTTTCTGGTGCACGACTAAGTCTGTAAATAACAACAGCATCTTCAATCATCTTTAACTGGTTTACAGGTTTTACTGCTTTTTGTAAATGCGATAAAACTATACCAGTGTTCTGGTCAACATTACCAGAAGGACAGAATACAACTGAGTCCTTACTCAGTTTAATCCCTTTAGTATTAGAGTCGCTTATACCTTTATCATTGTAGATATAATATTCTTCTTGACTCTTTACTACCTCTAATCCTTTAGAGTTCTTTTCTTTCTTGATATCCTTAATCTTTCGGATCTTCATAGGATCTACATATCTTAATTCTTGAATACCAGCTTTTGGATTAGCTGGGTCTAGAATAAGATGGTAGTATAATCTCCCATCTACATACCAAGTCTTGAAGATGTCATGACCTTTGTGGTCAAACTGGAGTAGATCGTAGATCTCTCCAAACTCTTCATGAATTTTTTCTTTAATGTTATCTGATACAGGTAGGTCGTCGAGTACTAGTTGTACACTAGGTGCATCATCTTGTATTGTGATTGCTTCATTAGTTATATCTTCTATCGCACCATCACAATCTGGGTACTGCGAGACTTCACGATATCTTTTGATTAAAGCATTTTCACTTCTTATCGAATTATCAAGGTCGAGTGTAACACCATAGTATGCACTAACATCCGTCAGTACTGTAGACCCATCATCTCGTGATGGGGCGACAGGTGTTAAAGGTTCTCTATTCCTCTTCCGTGTAATTTCGAAACCGAAAAATTCAGCCATAATTTATTCACCTTTATTAATAATTAAATGTTGATTGGGAACGAACCAATAGGTGTATCTACTGAAACATTAACTCCTAATCCACCACTCTCAGCTGTATCACTTGTAAAGAAGTTGTACTGCCACTCTACATCAAATGTTTCAATAGCATTTGTTGTGTCGTAGTCTAACTGTACGATACCAATTGATAGAGGGAAAGCATCAACAAACTTATAAGTTTTGACACTTGCACCATTTCTATCTAATTGTGTTACAAGCAAGTCAGCTTGGTAATCCGCAGGGTTTGTACGACCTTCTGTAGTCGCATACTCTTGGATTCCATTTTGCCATCTTTCGATTGCGTTCCTAATACCGAAGTTCGTGTCATTGTAAACAGTAATAGTCCACGGAGCGAAAGTTCTTTCCGCAGCAAAGTTTACAGCACGACCTCTATATTGGATCGGCAAGTTTTCTAATGTACTAGCTGGTAATTGTGCAGCTTTGCAAAGAAATTGTCCTTGTACAGCAGCAACTCTTCCACCAGTGACATAAGAAGGGAATTGTAAGTCAACACGGAACTGATTGGGACGAGCTCCACCACCAGTCATGTTCGCTTTAAAGTCAGCAATATTAGCCATGTTTTATTTCTCCTTTTTTATATTTAGCCACCAATTTCACTAAAGTCTACACTTGATTTACTAGCTACAAATGTAAGAGTAATGAAGTTAATTGCTCTGTTAGGTTTAATGAATATATCTGCACGGAATTCGTTTCTATCAACTACATCACCTGTGTTGTTAGTAGAGTCACAAACTACTGTAAAGTCTGTAATTCCTCGTCTTCCTTGTACATCTCTTAAGAAAGGATTGACTGCGTTTTTAAAGTCGTTTCTTGTGAACTCATCGTTGAATTCAAAGAGCTGTGCTTTTGCAGCAATCGCAATCGCTTTTTCTAGTACGATAAACAATCTACGAACATTGATTCTGTTGAATGCAGATTCGCTAGAAAGTAGAGTCTTGTCACCAAATAGTTGTGTACCATTTCCTGGGAATGTTACAACAGGGTTTACACCAGCTTGGTATAAAGTATCCCTTTGAGTTTTGTTTGGTGAGAATGCTAATTTAACAACATTCTTGATTTGACCTCTAGAAGCACCAGCTGGTGAGAACCAAGCATCTTGGTCATAGTCAGTTCTTGCAGCGAGACCTGCTATGTCACCATTTAGTGGTACATATCTATATTTATCGTTGTATCTGTCGTACTGGTATTTAGAACCAGTATCAAGCACACCATAAGATGAGCTTGGTAATGAGTTTCGGTAAGTAGTAATGTCACCCACTGGGTCGGCATCAGTTGCTAGGATAGTATTTCCTGAAGCATCTTCAGCAGAACAGAATACCATACAGTCTTTTCTTACTTCAGCAATATTGTTAATTGCATAAGTAGCAGTGACTGCTGGAGCTTTACCAACCATAACTAGTGAAATGTCATACAGCTCGTCATTAGCAAAAATGCTAAGAGCAGTTTGAATATCACCATCAGTTGGTGCAGTATCTACTCCACTTGAAAGACTTACTGAATAAACTGCACCAAGGTCACCAAAAGTAGTACCACTTGAAGCAGCACCCCATGCAGTACCTGTGACAGTTGGATGATCCATCCACCAGACAAATCTTGACTGTGAGTTAATTACATCTTTGTAAAAATTATTAGATCCGTCGAACTTTTTAGCATCGCTTGCAGCAGATACATGAGCAAAAGTTTCTAGAACTGAACCAGCAGTTCCAGTAAACAAACCATCTTCATCAATTACTAGTACATGAAGTTCGTCATCCGAACCACCTGCAGCAGCAACTGAAGCAGAAGTGCCAGGAATTCTATCGAAGTTTCCTTTGTTTGCCCAAGAAGCAAAAGTTGCTGAGTCAGCAATCTCTACTTTAAGAGAGTTTCCTCTTGTGCCTGCCCACTTTGCAGCGAAAGTACCGACATTATTTGACCCACCAACATATGAAGAGGTGTAGTCATTTAAGTTTTTAATCTTAACAGCTGTACCAGTAGCAACTGCGTTTCTCGCAGCAGTAGTGTCGGCACGAACTGTCAATAAGTTATTTGAATATGATAGGAAGTTAGCTGCAGTGAAAAAACTATCGAAAGTTGCGTCGGTAGGTTCACCGAATCTTTCTACTAAGTTATTTTCAGAAACAATTTGTACAGGGTCTTCGATTGGACCCCATTGAAAGTTCCCAGCAAAAGCACCAGATGATGTTGCCACATTAGGTACAATTGAAGTGAAATCTTGTTCTTTGACAACTACTCCAGGACTGAGTTGAAAAGCCATTTGTTTCTCCTTATTAATGAATTCGTTAATTCAAAAGGGAACTATTAATTCCCCAATGCTTTTATTTAGTTTTTATACGATTTTAGAAGTTTAAAAGCTCTTCCTCGTCATCGTACTTCTGCCCATCGTTAATAAAACCGAAAGGAGTCAACTCCTCTTCTATCTGTTTCATCTGGTTTTTATACATCTCTTCTCGTAAATTTACATCGTTAGATTCCGTAAAATAAGAGTCTGATGTAAGCCAACCAAACAATACTAGGCACATAACTAAGTCATCGTGATATCCGTCATCAGCAGAAAAAGATCCTTTGTTTTCAATAAAGGTACTTATCTCACCTATAATATCCCCATCATAAATGTGTAGTTTGCCTTCGTCTATTAATGTTTTTAGATTCTGGCAACCAATTCTTTTAATTTTTCTATCAGTATTTACTCCATACTGACTTTTACCTGAGCCAAACCCTCCAGTAATCTTTTGACCCATGTTTGTACGAGAAACCATAATCATGTTCTCGTACTCTAGTTCGTTGTACAATATATAAGGTACTTGCTCACTAGCATTTGTTTCTACTAATACCTGAGCATTATAATATTCCTTGCCCACCTTATCAATAATATTGGGATAAAGTAAAGGACTAATAGAGTTGTTTCTATACTTTGCTACAACTTTATATGGTACTGCTGTCGTATCTATTACTACGAAAGCACTGTAATCTCCACCCACACCTTTAGCAGTATCTGCGACTAGAGTATATGAATGTCCAGGAATCGGCTCTTCTTGTATATCTAAACCATCTCTTGATAATATAAATGGCTTGGGTTTCATTTCACCTATTGCACTCGCACTTATAAGAGTAGCACTAGATCCTAAGAACTCACATAATACTTCCTGATTAAATTTTAAGTCACCAAGTAATGCTCTTTGTTTTTCTGCCCACTTTTTAGTTCTTCCTGGGATATCAGTATAAGGTATAAACAATGGAGCAAAATCATTCCTGCCCTCTTGTGCAGCTTCCCAGTATCTCCAAAAGTGATTATATCCTAGAGGTGTCGAGGACAGTAATACTTTGGTATCTTTACCAGCTGAGATCGTAGGATAAACAGAAGTAAAAAATTCTTCTGCTACAGTATTCGGTATAATTGCAGCTTCATCAATATAAAGCCAGTTTACTGATTTACCACGAATCGCTGAACTAGAAGTCGCAGCAGTAAATATCTTTGAGCCATTCTCTAATTCTATATCACCCTTGTTCCAAACAGCTACACCTTGTTGCATCCAGTTAGGAAGGTACTCGTACATAAGTTGGTATCTAGATAAAACTTCCCTGGCAGCAGTAGCTTTGTTTGCCATAATCGCAGCAGTCTTATTATCATTAAATAATGTGAAGTGTAATATACATGCAGCACTTACGACTGTTTTACCCTGCTGTCTTCCTTCCATTAGAATCGTCTGACGATTCTTCATGATATGTTTTACTTTTCTTTTTTGACAAGCATACAGTTTAAAATCAACAACACCATCATCAAGTGATACAATCTTGCAGTAGTTTTCGATAAAGTATATTGGGTTGCGTTTGCACTTGATATACTCTTTAACTTGTTCCTCTGTAAATTCTACAGGAACACCTACAGCTTTTAGATTTTGATTTGCATTATAATAGGTCGATGCCATTAGTCCTCCTTGCGGAGATTATTATACAACAGTAATTGTACCAAGCATACTACTTGGGTGAGCAGTACATCTATATTGGTAAGTATTTCCTGTTGCAGCATTCATCGGAATTGTGAATGTAATAATATCATTAGTTGTAGCAAGGTTTCTAGTTGCGTTAGTTGAGCTGATATAATCAGCAGCAGGTGCAGTAGATGTACCGAACTCTACGATTTCAAGTGGGTGTGCGTTTGCAGCAATCGTATGTCTGAAACGATAAGTATGTCCTCTATATACAAATAGTTGTGGATCGTTTTCACCAGCAGTTAAAAGACCTGAGCCAGAAACTGTATAGTTAGTACCATCACCAGCTGAAAAGTCAAACTGTTGTAATGACACTGAAGTAATAGTAAGCTGAGCATCGTTTGAACTTGTTAATACGATACCTGCTCCTTCAGTAATAGTAATGTCATCATTTACTGAGTTTGAACCAGATAGTCTTAATTCTTTAGAACCAGCTGTGACAGATTGAATAGAGGTTGAATAAGTTGTATTTGTGACTGTGTTGTTTATAGTAATGTTATCGGCATCAGTTCTATCAATATTAATACCTGTACCAGATACTAGATTTACATTATCAGTACTTGCGTCTGAGCCAGTCAATCTAATAGAAGCATCAGTACCAGAAACTTCTGCGGATACAGTATAAGTTGTGTTTACATTAGTATCTGTGTCTGGTTCAAAAGCTGAGTTGCTTGCGTTGTATTTTAATACTTGACCATTAGTGACTCCCGATCCTGGGATCGCAATCTGTACAGTATTACCACCAAGGGCAGTATAAAGTTCGTCAAAGTTTGCCTTTACTTTTGTACCACCATCTCTAAGGGTATCACCTGTACCATCGTTGGCTAGAGTACCAATATTTAAATCTTGTTTTGCCATTTAAAACTTCTCCTATAAATCTTGTTTTTGAGTTATATTCCAACCCAAGTCAGTCACTTGTAAGTTATTTAGGTCACCAGTTGCCCTATGTTGTTCATCTGGATTACCTAGATCTACGAATGTAGATGTAATAACTGAACCAGTTTGGTCAACTCCACCGAATAACATTATTTTTAGAGTGAAGTTGAAGGTCCATGTGACGAATCTTCGTATCTCAAAAGTTCCGTCATAATCATCTACGAAGCTAGAACTATTTAGTATTATTGGAACATCTGTTTCAGTTTCCAGAGTTGGGTCGGTATTCTTTATCTTCATTGTAAACTCTGGAGTAAAAAAGGGTAGGATTTGCTCTACTATCTGTAAACCATCTTCAGTAGTCTTAGTAAGACAATTTAATTGCATATCTAAGTTAAATGGTACAGGTGCAAAAAGTTTATCCCTTTTACCTGAGCCACCACCAGCTGATGTCCTGTTAATTTTAAGAGTACCCATACGATTGGTTTTTCTAAGTGGGTCGTACGATATCGCTGCCATTTCAAATGACAAACGAGGTAAAGTAGTATATTGTTGGTCTTCTAAAGTTGGATCTTGCTCTAACCTTTGTACCCACTTTTCTTTTGGACCATATGCGATTGGTACTAATATCTTTTGCTGAGCTGTACCAGAGTTATCGAATCTTTCAAACTCTACATCTGAAAACATCTTACCGAAACCAATAATACAGTTCCTTATCGTCTGATGATAAAAGGGTGGTTTACCTAACATTAGAATTCTCCAAACGGATTATTTTCTGACCAAGCAACTTTTTCGTTAGTAGTAGGTTGTCTTTCTGTAGCTATCTCTAAGTTGTCAGCATAACCACCTTGCTTATCTACATTCAGTTTAATAGTACAAGTTGCTGTAGCTTGAACTCCACCAGCAGGTGGTGCGTCGATAGTAATAGTAGGAATAGCATTATATCCATTTCCTACATTGGTAATGTTTATTGCATTTATTCTACCCTCTGAGTCAATAGTACAGGTAGCAGCAGCAGTAGTGCTAGGTGTACCACCTGTAAAGGTAATCCCAGGAGCAGTAGCATAACCCTTACCAATATTTGTGACAGTTATAGAATCGACAAACATATTCTCTGTTCTTGTAGGATCTTGTGAGAAAGTTTTAAGTTCTTCAAACTTATCAATCTCAGGAACACCAGTATCAATTTTTTCAGAAGCATATTGAAACAATTCAACTTCCATTTTAAATGTATATAATTTTCCTAGTTGATAAAAAGGATCTTGGTGTTGTACAAATTTAATTTCAAACAATCCTTTAGTAAGAGGGAAGTAAATCAGGTCTCCTTCGTTTGGTCTGTTAGGCACAAAGGTATTACCATGTTGCCCAACTAATTCTTGCCACCTAGATCTTGCTACAACTAGTGTAGCAGTTAGCTCATTAAATAATCCAAACTTTTGAATAAATGGACCTTGCCCACCTAAGTTATCTACATTCTCGAAATACATTTCGATAGGGAATGCTTGCTCAAACTTTGATAAGGGATCTTCACCTAAGATTTCATCTTTGGCTACCTGCGTTCTAGGAATATAAAAAACATTCTGACCATAAATTTTTAGAGACTCAATAATTAAAGACTCTATTAAATTCTGTTCAGATGCTACTCCTTGAGATATGTAAGTATTTCTGCCTGCCATTTAATTACCCTGTAAAGAACTCTAGTGGTGCACCTTTTCCTATAAGTTCGTCTTCTAGTTGTTGTATCTCGTTCATGGCTTCGTTATATATACCATCACCATCCATTGATACACCTCCAGGCAAGACTAGTCCCGAAAACTTTTTAAGATTAAGTCCCCACTGTTTCTTGAACAGGGCAGTAGTATATTTTTTCATCCATGGTTCGCCATATACTTTTGTATATTCGTTAGGATTTAATGCTTTATAAACATCAACTAAAATAAAATCTCCTATCTTTACATCACTTCGCCAGTCTAAATCGATAAACAATTTATTATGCATTCTATTGAAACGATATAAAGTTTTACCATTTAACATTAGGTCAAGCAATGATAAGTGACCCATTACAGTTGTATAGTAAACAATACTTGTAGAAGTTAAATCATACAAGTCATTTAATCTTAGTTGATATTGTAAATCAAATATGTTTCTAGAGTCGGTAGTATTAGAGAACACTGTAAATACTTTTTGAACTCCGAATATTTCATCAGTGACAGGAATGTATCCATTCTCAGTATCACCTTTTGTAATAGTATTAATTACAGCAGTTGCTCCAGAACTTTCTCCAGTAATAGTTTCTCCAGCAGTAAATCCATCAGGAGCGATCTCTAGGTTATTTACTTTTTGATATATAATGTTTGACCCAGCTGAAGTTTTATGTACTACTGATTTTGCACCAGAGGTAGCACCAACGAAAGTTTCTCCTGCTGTAAAAGCATCTGCTGCAGCAGAGGTTAGTGCTAAAGTCGTACCAGTAATGTTATGCGAGAAGTATGCTCGTTCAGTACCATTCCAGTGATTAATGTTGAAATACTCAATCGCTTCGTCTAAGCGATCTTCTAGCTGTTCTTCAGCCACATTTATTTCAATCACTGGTGCACCGAGCGATCTTAATGCGTAATCTTTTAATTGTTCTCTTGTTGCTGGATTTGCCATAATACTATTTAGTTCCTTTTTATCCTCCTAATGCGACTGACATTGCCATGGTAAAGGGTTGCATAGCAAAAGTCTGGTTTAAAGTGTCGTCATAAGAAGCAAGAACAGGAGTTAAAGTTGCTGTTGTTCCTGTTGCTAATTTAGTGAATGTCGCACTACCACCCATACCTGAATGTGTTTCGCAGTAAGGATATAATGTGCTAGGTGTATTTGCATCTACAACTAGAACCATCGTAGCACCTGATGTTCCTTGCGTACCACTATATGTCACACCTGAAGTAAGTTTAGTTCCCCCACCATGTGTACCATCTTGAGTAGCACTAAGTGCAAATAAATGTCCTGAGTGTGTACTTGATGATAAATCAAAAGTATATGTTTGACCTTGTATTAATTTTAAAGTTTCGTTTACACCACCTAAGAATGTATAATAATTATTGCTTCCATCATTATACACTGTACTATTAAAAGTCGTATCTACATTTGGACTTCCTATTGTAAGAGTAGGTACAGTTGAATATCCTGAACCACCAGCAGTCATTGTGACAGCTGTCACTTCTCCAGTGTTAGCATTTATAGTAGAGTATGCTGCAGCTGGTCGACCACCATTACTTCTTGCAGAAACTGTCGTAGTTGCTGTGGCTTGAACTCCACCAGAAGGTGGAGCTGATAGAGTGATATTAGGTGCAGTCGGATAACCTGAGCCAGAGTCAGTAATAGTAATACCACTAACTGCAAATGTATTACTATTCTGACCATCGTCAACAATAGTAGCAGTTGCAGTAGCTTGTCTTGCAGGAGTAGTAGATGGTGCATCGATAGTGACAGTAGGAGCAGAGGTATAACCACCACCTGGATCGGACATAACTGCAGTATCTACACCTGAGTTATTAGGAAGTGGGAAAGTAATAGTTGGTGCATTTAAATACCCAGCACCACCATCAGTCACAGTAATAGATGCGATAGAGTTAGTCACTCCTGAATTCATTTGAATCTGACCAGTTGTTTGGTCTTTCATAATTTTAGCATCGTCTAGGAATATAGTATTCCCACCAACATATAAGTTTCTCCATTTTTTAGTAGAGGATCCTAGATCGTAAGTATCATCAGCTGCTGGTAATACATGTTCTGCTATTGCTCCGAAAGAAGCACTAACTGAACCGAATGATAAGTTTCCTGCTCCATCAGATTGTAATGCACCTGCAGCATCTGTAACATTTAATTCAGTAGGACCAACAGAGTTAGCAGAAATATCAGTAGTAAGTTGAACTGCACCTGAACCATCAAATGAAACTGCGGAAGCAGTGACATCTCCAGTAAGACTAAAATTTTGAGCACTAGCCAAAGCTGTAGCAGTGGTAGCAGTACCTGCACTTGCAGCAACTACATTTAAATTATCAACAAAAGTTTTAGTGACTCTTGCATCTATTGCAGCATTTGCTCTTGTGTCAGTGTAGTATAAATTAGTAGATCCTTCAGATAAATTATCTGTATCAAAAGAAGATAAAGAAACTGCTGGAGTAAATGAGTTTGCGTTGTCGTCATATGTCCAAGTAAGACCTGTACCATTTTGAACTAGAGCTGATATTCTATCATCAACTCTTTCGTTAGTGTAGTAAAGATTAGTAGATCCTTCGCCAATATTATCTGTATCTAATGTTAGAGTACCACCTAAGGATAATGATTGTGAGTTTAAAGTCACACCTGAATTAGCAAGCATGGCATTCGTGACACCACTTGCTTTTACTTGTAATGTATTTCCTGAAACTTGTAGAGAGGAATCGTCTACATTGATTGCTAGGTTTGCTGAGCCAGCAGTTGAGCCACCTGTTAAACCTGAGCCAGTAGCAGTAAGAACTTCAGTAATATCTCCTGAGCCACCACCTGCTACAACATTCGCTACTTCAACTACACCACCTGAAGCACGAACATAAATTTTTTTGTCTGCAGTATTTACTGCAATTTCACCGACAGCTAAGTCGGAAGTGGTTGGAACACTTGAAGCAGTTTCAGATCTTTTTACTTTTATTACAGTTGACATGAACCATTCCTATTAAGTTAGTTATAAAAAAATTATTTCTTATAACTTTTAGTAAGTTCCGCCATCTACACCTGTTATTGCTACTGCTCCACTTGTGACTGTAAAGTTTGCTGAAGCGAAAGATGCAACACCTTTTACTGATGTGGTAGCATCTAGTCCTGCTAGGACACCTGTACTATCATTATAAGATAGTCCTGTGCTACCAGTGACACTTAATGCAGCACGAGATCTTGCGTTAGTGTAATATAGATTAGAAGATCCTTCACCTATGTCGTCTGAGTCTAGAGTTAAAGAAGCACCTAATGCGAGCGAATTACTATTAATTGTGACACTTGAGTTTGATAATTTAGAATTAGCGATACTTCCTGCTAACATCGCATTCGTAACACCTAATGCTTTTACTCTAGCAGTGTCGGCATTTATTTCTATTGAACTATCATCTACATTTAAAGATAATGCGTTTCCTGTTTTACTTAAACCATCACCAGCACTAATTTGACCTGCTCCTGAGAACTGTTCAAAGTTAATAGCAGTCGTACCTAGTGTGACAGCTCCATCTGTTGATAGTACATAACCATTGTCTGCGTTAGCAGTACCTTCTTCAACGAAAGCAAATGCACCAGCAACTAATTCTGATGCAGCATCTGCATCAGGAGTTCTAGTTAAAACGAATGCAGCAGATCCTGAACCAGTAGCTGTGACTTTATAGAAACCATTCTGAGCAGCAGTACTCTGGTCTTTAACTAGTATCCTGTCATTTACTGATACTGTGACACCATCAACTGATAATGCAAAGTTAGAGTTTGCTGTTAGTGTGCCTGCACCATTGTTATAAGTTGCGTTAAGGTTTCCAGTAGTAGCAACTTTAACAGGAGTCTTAACTGAAAGACCTGAAGTGACAGAATCTACATATGCTTTATTTACTAATGATTGACTTGAGAATCCTGCTCTAGCTTCGTATGAAGCTGGTACAACAACAGTACCTGTACCATTAGGGGAAAGTTCTATATTTCCATTTGAGTCTGTTGAAGTAATAGCATTAGCATCTAATGTTAAATTATCAACATCTAAACTTGTTAATCCATTTATATCAGTTCTAGTAGCACCTAGTGCAACTGCATCAGATCCAATAGTAATAGAATTATTGGCTAATGATACTGCACCACTTGATACACTAAAGTCGCCACCGAAAGAAGCAATACCTTTGTTAGACGAGGTAGCATCTTCTGCTGAAATAGTTAGAGTATCAGTTGAGCCAACTACTGCATCAATACCTTCTCCTGCTGTGACAGTTAAAGTATTACCACCTGCAATAGTTTCTGAGTTAGATCCGTCAGTAAGTGTGAATGAAGTTGTGATAGAGGAAGTACTGGCAGCAGTAATACGACCTTTAGCATCAACAGTGATATTTGGTATAGCAGTAGAACTACCATAAGATCCTGCGGAGACTCCTGTAGCATCTAGGGCAGTAGTAATAGTGACATCACCTGAACCATCAACACCTGTAGCAGAACCATCTACATCACCATCGATAGTAATAGTTCTTCCAGTAGTCCAAGCTGCAGCAGTACTTGCTGTAGATGCATTACCTGTTAAGTTCGCAGTAATAGTACCTGCGGAAAAATTACCAGAGCCATCTCTTTTTACTAACTTACTTGCTGTGTTAGCATTAGTTGCTCCATCTATTATGTCTGTAAAGTATTTACCACCTATTACGAAGTGGTTTGCTGCATTTCCTGCAGTTTCCGTACCGAAACCAACATATAGTCTATCACCACCATTGGATCCGTTATCGGTAAGACCTGAGTATGCGAGTTCCCCTGCTGCAAGAGTCGTGGGGTTTCCCGAAGTCGACGATCTTTTTATTCTAACAATTGCTGCCATCTTTGTCTCCTATTAAAATTCTCCTGAATCGAGTTGTTGTCCCTCGTTCATTAATTTTGTGACCTGCCATTTAGAGGTCGCTGTTTTATATACTAGAATAGATCCATTCTCTAAGCCATCAGTAAGTACATCTACATTCTGACCTTGCTCTAGATTTACAGCAGTACCACTCTCACCTTGAACACCAACAGTTGATACAGTAGCTGTACCCTGTGTTGTAGCTGATGTGACAGTCGTAGTTGTTTGTGTACCAGTACTTGGTACTGTAGGATTTATACCCTCTTGTTGTTCTATGCTACCTTTTACATCAGGCATTATCTTGTCACCTCTGGTCTGATTGTCATTAATCCTTCAACTGCTCTTATAGTAGTATTAGCAGAGTCAAATACATTTACATCGTAAACATATCTTCCTGCTTTAATCGCAGCAGTTTGTGCTGCAGATAAACTAATAGTACATACACCACCGATTGCGTTTGTCACAGCAGTAGTAAATGTTGCAGTTGGGTTGGCACTAGTAAAATCTTTTCTAGCTTGAGCTGTAATGGTTGCACCTGTTAGATTTTTCGCTGTGCCTGCTGTGTCTACAACATTTAATTGTAGAGTAAAATCTGTTCCTTGGTCAACGAATATATCTGTGATTGCAGCCATTAAGTTCTCCTTATGACTACTATTTAGTTAATTATACTGTTCGCCAGCCAGCAGTTCCACCAATATAAATGTATTCTTTTGAGTCGTACTCTGATGATAATGTAGAGTTTCCAGTAGAACCATTTATTTTTTCGCCATTGGGATTTACTGTACAGCTATTTGTATCCCAAGTGCCATAAGCATCGGAAACATAAATAGTATCTCCAAGAGATGGAGAGGTTGGAAAAGTGACAGTTACAGGTGCATTAGTAGTGTCCACAAAGTAATGTCTAGTCGCTACAAGGTTGGTAGCACTACTAATTACAGATGTATCAGTTTTTACTGACTGCCTGATAGGTGTGGAAAGTTTGTTATGAGTGACACTATTATCGCCAACATTTTGAATAGTAAGTTCTTTCCCTAGAAATACACAATATAAATCTACAGAGTTTGCTAATGCTCCACCTGCAATATTAATTGTCGTACCACCATTAGATAAAGTATATGCAGTTCCAGGTTTCTGTACTACACCATCTTTAACTACAAGAAGTGCTTCTTCTCTAGGTGCTGGAAAGTTTAGATTAAAAGCAGTGTCCGCTCCATTAGTAGCGAAGGTTTGTTTCTCAAAACTTCCGAAAGATATTTCTCTGCCGAGATATGCCATATTAGAGTCCTCTTATGTTTGCGACTCTTTCCATGATAACTTACCAGATACAATAAATGGTGACGAAGCAGTAATATCCGAAGTATCTTTCGGTTGTACTGCTAGTGTCATCAAGTCTGGACCTGCTGGGAATACTGAGTCACCACCCAGAATACTATTACCCATATCAATCAAAGATGTCAAGTCAATGTTCAATGAACCTTGCGATACTGCTTGCGAGAAGATTACTGTACCTTGTTGTATCGTATCACCTGTATCGTGAGATATAAGTTGAGATAGAGCAGGGTTTTGAACATTCGTGTAATCTAACTTAGAAGGCAATCCATTCAAGATAAAGAATGCTGTCAAGTCTTTGTTAGTTGTCACACCTGCGTTATTTAATGATAGAATCATTCGGTTAATAATTTCTTTCTCACCGATTGCTCCTGTTAATCCTGAGTCAACTGATGGTGCCAATCTAATAGAGATTAGTGGGTGTGGTCTAGTCATATCAACTGCTCCACCACCATAAGCATTCTCACCAACTGTTATTGTAGTTCCTGAAGTGACATTCGGATAAGTAGCAACTTCAGGTGGATTAGAAGTAGCAGGATAAGAAGTAAATACTTTTGAGTTTGCTCCATCTACAATCACCTGAGTGACATATGCTAGAGCATCAGAAGGTATTCTTCCTTCACCATCTTTAATCAACTGACCCACAGTCACTGTCTGTGCTTCTGCTTCTGAACAAGGTAGTGCATAAACATATACCCTCTTGTTATCTAGTGTCACTAGATCGAAAGTTGATACTGCGTCAGAAGTAAATGTAGTTGTACTACCTGCTTTAAATACCATCGGTTTACTATTAGCCGAGAACAAGTATGCCTTATCATCGTCAAATGTACCATCCATAATAATGGATGTACCGAAGTGGAAGAGGGTAGGAGCTGATGATGGAGCATCTCCATTTTCAATCTCGTATCTTCCTGGCAAGTTTCCTGAACGGAAGTATGATTCATTTAATCTGTTGTTATGTATAAATTCGTGGTTATAGTGTACATGTCCATTTCTATCTTTGAAACCGAATCTAATTTTACCTGCACCATACCAAGAATAATCTACATAACCCATTTGAATTTTATGTACATTCAAATTAAATCCTGTATCACCCAAACCATCACATGGGTCTACATTCCAATCTTCTTGTGCTACTTTAACATCTACTGTTTTAGTAATCTTAACATTCGTAGCAGATACTCCTTTATATGGAGGTTGAATAATTAGTCTTTGGTCAGAGTCCACAGCAACAACCTGATATGATTGTCCCCTAATTGAACACTTATCACCAGCAGCCAACTGAGTAGTGAACGAAGTAGTCGTACCTGTCACAACCTGAGAGTTAGCAGTAGTGTTTACTTTACCTGAAATCTGTAGAGTAGAAGATCTTCTTACACAATATAGTTTCTGACCATCGTACTCATAGAAGAAACCATTCTGGTCATCAAACATACCAGCTCTAACGAATGAGTCGTTCCAAGATTCTCTATAATACTCTGGGAATCCTGCAGCTTTAGTTTGAGTAATAGTACCAGTTGCAGTATAAGTAAAGGTCGTTGCGTTAGGAACAGTCGCTACTTGATATGTACCAACATATAAGTTCTCTCCTAATGTGACCTCTGCACCTTCTACAGTAATCCTATCTCCAACCACTAAGTTATGTGGCTCCTGTGTTATAGCTGTCACAGTATTACCTGATGAAGCATAAGTTAATGAAGATAAAACTTTCGCAGGTGAGAAGTTAATAGCGAATGAGTTTTGAATACCTTTACCAGACTGGTATCTAAAGTATTTACGAGACTGTCTTACAATCTTACTGTTAGGAGAAGTTCCTGCAGTAATATCTACACCACCATCAAATGATTTGTGTAGTGCGAATCCATCAGGTCGTAGTGATAGCTGAGTAATTTTAAAGTAATCAACATTACTTCCTGCTCCTGGGAATGTCTCTTGAATTTTTAGTTTTGTATCAGTCATAACTGCATCAACAGTAAATGCTCTGATTAAATCGTTTACTACAATATAGATGCTATCAAATTTCTTATAGTCTTTTAAGAATGTAGTATTTACACCTGTGACCATATTACCACCATTATCAAATGACGCATCACCATCTGCTTTAGTCATCTTAACAAGCGAACTAGTAGTAAGTGTATGAGTACCAGTCGTTGCTGTTAAGTTAAGGGCAGTTCCTGCAATAGCAGAAGCATAAGAAGATGCCAACTGAATATCGATAGAGTTATTAGCAACAACATAAAGCTGAGATACATCAGTAAATACTCCGATATCAGCATTACCACCATTGTCATAAGTGACCTGTTCTCCAGGATATAAGTTATGCGGAACGAATGGTGATTGTGTTCCTAGTGTAATTTTATCTGTACCACTGTTTACTTTAGTTGCAGCATTAAAAGTGATTACCCTATTAGGAATCTGGAACTCTGAAGATAGAGTAAAGGTTTTAGCAGTTGGAACTGAAGCAATACCATACACACCATCGTATGCACCTTCGTTTGCAGCCAATTCAAATAATTGCTCACCAGTACCAGCAGATGTTAGAATAACATCACCAGATGCAGCAGTCACTGCGAATCTTAGTTCCCACCAGTTTGACATACCTGATACAGCAAAGTTTACCTGAGAGGATGGACTTACTGTGACTTGAATACCTTTTGGAGAACCTGTTAATAGGTTTGAAACATTTTTAGAACCAAAGGAAGAGTCAATCAAGAACTGGTTAGTATCCTGACCACCTGTTGAACCAATCCTATAAGTATCGTTATCAGAGAATGTTAAATCAACATACTCAGAATTATTTCTAAAGTCACCTCTATACTGTACTTGAGTAATCGTAGCAGTTGATGGAGTTAGTCCCAAAGGTGTTTCAAGATCTACAGTAAACGACTGAGACGCATTGTTCGAAGTAGAACCAAATGCTGCAGTAGTAGCTGAACCACTACCACCAGAGATGTTTGGATCTTTAATGATAAGTCTAGAGTCGTTTAAGTATTGTAGAGTATAGTTTGACCCACCTGTTAGACCACCGATAACAGTACCAGTAGTTGAGTAAGTGGATAAATTACCACCTGTTAATTTGTGGTTTGAAATATAAACTGAGTTATAAGTGGCATTCGGTGTTGCAGTAGCCACTGAGAAACTTTCAGGGAATGCTGATATATCATCAGTATTCGGTGATTGAGAAATCTGTAATCTAAAGTAGTCAGCTGATATAACAGTAATCGTAGCATTAAACTGACTAGAAGTAATCGGAACATTATTTCCTGAAGAGTCAACGAACTCAAATCTGTTAGTAGTAGAGTATGAGTTTACAGTAATTACAGCAGTATTACCATCAATAAAGTTATGCGATTGTGCATAGATAGTATTTCTGTAAGAAGTTAATTCGTTAGCAAACCCATAGTAAACATGCGTGCTATTACCTACATAATCTTCTGCGTTAGCATCGTTCTGGTTTACAGTAATAATACCTGATACTGACGAAGCAGTTGCTCCACCAGTCTGCCTTAGAATACCTGTACCGAATCTTGCTGGGTCATTATTATTTGCGTAGTTATCAGCAGATGTACCTGCTGAACCACCTGAAGTTCTTCCAGTAAATGCAAATAATTTAGAACCTTGTGAACCACCTAGACCAAAGTTATTATTACCAGCTGCCAAGTCAGAACCAGAGTGAGCTGTGTTCATTGAAGTTGGTAGTTCTTCAGTGGTAGCATAAAATGTTAATTGATAGCTTGTAGTCACAGTACCAGCTTTGTCAGTTTCAATAACTGAAGAAGTTGGAGTATATGAAGTTGTTAAGTAGAAGTTAGAACCTTGTTGGAAAATACAACGAGTCACATCTGCATTAGGATATAGGTTTCCTGTAGAAGCACCTACACCACCAACAGTGACTGTATAGTTATTAGATCCAAGTCCTAGATAGTTTCTAGCCTGTATTGAAACAGCAACTGTTTCATCACTATCATTTAAATTACCATTATAATAAATTCTTGTAAGGGTTGCTTTAATCGGTGTATAACCTGAAGAGGTAATACTAAATTGAAATGATTGCGTATTAGTAGTATTCTGAGTTGGCTGTGCGTTAGAGAAGTTAATACCTGTTCTCAGGTTTCTCTTATAGAAAGCAGTAAACCTTTGCGTACCATTGTTTCCTTCAATTTTATATACTAGTGTTAATCTAGGATGCCCTCTAGTAAAATCAAAAGAAGTTAGATTCATTCTTGAACCAAGAGTACCATAGTCAGAATATAATTCGATTGTATTTGCGTCTACAACATTTACATAGTAAACTGTACCATCTACTAGACCACCATTTGTTTGACCTCTAATTTGTGTTTGGAAAAGTAGTGCAGCATTATCTGCGAATCCGTGAGAAGTCCATGTAATTCTATCGGTACTAGTATTAATCATTGAAGACTGTAGATACAAGTTATATGTACCTTCCCAGTCCCAAGTGACAACAGGAAACTCTTGAGCTCCCCCACCACCGATAGCAGTCGTAGCATCTACAGTAGTGGTTGTTGTAATAGTAGCACGAGTATCAACCCATGGTGCACCATCAGGTGCAATACCACCATTGGCAGTAGGATCTGCTATTCTTAAGTTTTTCGGACCAACTGTTTGTCTTAGATATACTCTTGTACCAGCTTTAAGTCCGTGCGTTTCAGCAGTAGTCACTGTCATTGTAGATGGGTTTGCTCCATCAGTTTCAATAGCAGTACTTGTTAAATCAATATTTAAGTTAGATCCCTCGAAGAATTTAGCAGGGATAACTGAAGTATATGAACCTGAAATAGTTGCATTAGATTCTGCAGCATTATCCATTTCATAAAAGAATTCTAATTGGTTTGTTAAACCAGATACTAGGAAGAAACCATCTGCAGCATTTAGTGTAGTACCCTGTACTAGAATCGGATCTCCTAGTGATAATCCAGAGTTAGCAGTAGTTGTCACTCTAACTTGTTTAGAGTTTGCAGTAGTTGTAATTGAAGCAAGTTGCTCAAGAGGTACATCCCCAGACTGAGAGAAGATCGTAGGAATATTTAAAACTGTTTGTAGAGTCTCCCACTTCGAAGATTGAAGACCATATTCAAAGTCAGTATCAATTAAGTTCTCAGGATTTGAAACTCTTAACTTGTTGACAGGATCGAGCATCGCTTCCTCGAATCCAGTTCTTGGGAAATCTGTTTCGTAAAATATCTGTAGTCCGTGAGAGTTCTGTACACCAGCAGCAGATAGATCTAACTGCGTAGTGAAAGTTGTAGTATCCGCAGTATAGTTATATGCAAAGTTAGATAATCCTGTTGCAGGGTCTGCGAAGTTATATAAAATTTTGTTGTTATTGATATCTGTAATCAATAGCAAACGGACTGGTTGAATAATGCCTGGCACAGTAATTTGATTCTGTGCTGCATTAATCGTATAACCTGTAGCGATGAGTTTTTTTGCCATTAGTTCTTCCTATAAATTAAATTTGGTATCTTCGATTACCACTTGTTTCTTTATACATACCCTCTTGTGAAAAGATGGAGAAAGCATCTCCTTCGCCACCTCTTATCCTCATGGGTTCATCATAAATGTAAGAGTTTATTTTGTTATATTTAGGTACTTTCTTTCCATTAATTTCTAGATTATCAGAGTAAGCAAAAAAGTATTTGTTCATCTCTGGTTCAACTACAAACTCGGAACCAAGTTCTAAATCCCAATCGGTATCAAAACCTGAAAAGTTCCCGAAAGCATAATTGTCACCTTCCCATATAAACATATCCTTAGGATCGTGACAACAATAAAATACACTCTCTTCACTAGCAGTTCGTAAAAGAACATGAGTATAACTCGCAACTCTCTCACAAACTTCTGGAGGAGGAATCGGTTTCCCTAAGTAATCGACTCTTCCTAACTCTGGCTTCATTGCTGAGATACCTTGTTCAAGTATCTTATAATGAAACTTTGCTCCAGGACCCATAGTACCCAATACTTGTTTTTCTTCATCAAGTATTTCTATAAACCCAGTGTGTACGCAAGTTAATGTACACTTTTCAATATTTGGAATCCCAATGACTCCAGTCTGACCTTTCGTGCCAGTAGCTTTAGTGACCATGAAGTTTTGTTTTGCTCTAGCAGCAATTATCTCCCATGACCATTGGTCATCTTCATGCACATTAATGTGCATTACTAACCTCCTAAGCCGATAGACAAAGCGATGGAAACAGCTTGTGAATTATATACATCCCAGTTATTTCCATTATATACTTCAGTTTTGTCTACATCAGAATTGTATCGTAAGTCTCCCTTTTTAGCAGGTGCTGGTCTATTAGCTTCAGTACCGATAGGGAATCTAAGTTTTTCCCCTTGCAGTTCTATATTTTTATCTAAACTTTGACCTTTAACTCTTGATATTGGCATTTTAATTCCTCTTACAACCTATTTAGTTTATGTTGCACTTCTATAAGTACCTGAACCAATCAGGTGTGAAGTATCAGTAAAGTCTGCTTCAGTACAAGCAGTGTACTCACCATCAGTATCTCTTTTAAATAATTTAAGAGATTGTGAGCCACCTTCTATTCTTCCAATCATACTTGTAAGTCCTGAAGCCATATTCTCAAACCAGATAGGAATAATAGCATC